GTACGGCAATGCACGGGTGTTGTTTGGATATATTAATCAGAAATTTACTCTTAAATATTCTTTAGCTATGCAATTAGGTATATGTTTAATAAACAAAAAAATAACATTATATAAAAGAGTAAATAAAATTTCAGAAGGCAAATACTCGTCTTGTAGAGATAATAATTTTATTTATCAGGACGGAAAAACAGTAAAAGTAGATAATCCCGATTTATCAGATGCTTCTTGCTCTACGGGGATACATTTATCTACAGCGTTATATTGGTCCGAAGGTAATACATTAATTGCTTGTGAAGTAAAAGAAGAAGATATTATAACAGTACAACAAGGAAAAGTAAGGTGCAAACAATGTAAAGTAATAGGAGAAGTTACTTTTTAAAAATCAGAGTTTAAAAACAAATATTATGAGAGACAAATTAAAATCATTCGAAGAATATTTGAAGATACAAAAGAAAAGCCAAACCTATATGGCATATCTCAGACCGTTTGTATCTTTTTTAGAGTTGGAAAGTTTAACTTTCGAATCGGTTGACAAGTCGATTGTGATAAAATATCTGTCTGAAAATAGCAAATGGTCAGCTGGAACAACGTGTCTTTTTCTTAATGCCGGAAGGCAGCTTTTTAAATTTTTAGATTTAAAGAATCCTTTTTTAGAAATTGAATTGCCTCAAACAGAAAGAAAGATAAAAGACTTTTTTACCTTGGAAGATATTGACAGAGCAGTTGCTTATTTGATAAGTGAATCTAAAAGAACGAATCCTTTACAGGCTAAAGCTATTTTCTATTTTCTTTTTTATACAGGCTTCCGAGTAGGCGAAATGATTGGACTGGATAGGAAGGATTTTAATTTTGATACAGACCCATGTCAAGTTGTGGCGCGAGATACAAAAACAAAGACAGACCGCGTGGGATATTTTCCTACAAAAGAAGCGAAAATTATTAAAGCATATTTTGATAATGAACCGCAGGTACAGTGCGCGTTTAATATATCTTATCAGCGAGTTTATGATATGCTCAAAAAGACCAGACCATTGTTCCCGGACAAACATTTTTCTCCGCATAGTTTTAGACATGGAGGAGCAAAGTATATGTTCGCTCAGGGAATAGATTTGCCAAAAATATCTCGCATCTTAGGACATAAAAAACTTGAAACTACTATGATTTATTTGAATCCTGATGATAAATCTATTCAAGAAGCTTACAAGGAGAAAATGAAATAATGTCAAATTCAAAAACCAAGAGAAGAAATAAGCTCGCTGTCATAGAAAGAAATGTTAAAAAATTTGGTTTATTGACATGTGAAATTTGCTTGGCTCCTTTAGATAAGAATTTAAGAAATGGAAAATATAGATTTACACTTGACCACATTAAACCAAAAAGTAAGGGAGGTACATTAGCTATTAAAAATTTACAGGCAGCTCATGCGCGTTGTAATAGACTTAAAGGAAGAGATACTTTATATGTATTTGTAGGACAATCAGGATAAGGAGGAAAAATGGGTTATATCAAGGCTAATCAAAGTTTAGTTGGTAAGATAGTAAGTTTGACAAAAGAGAAACAAAGTTTGGCAGGGCGGTTCACGATAGGCAGCATGGTGAAAATAACCGAAGAAAACCCTCAGAGAGGTTATACCTTTGAAGACAGCGAAGGTAATCGTGTAATTGAAGCAGGCTTCGATGGATTTAAAGTTATTGAATAAAAGGAGATTGTTATGGAAAGGATTATTAATCCAAATAGATGTTGTAAATGGGTATGTTCTGGAGAGCGTTGGGATTTCTCTGGACATCAATGTAGAAGACCTATAAAAGTATGGCGGGAGGGGAAGGGATATTGTGCCACGCACGACCCAGATTATATTGCTAAGAAAAGAGAAGAAGATTTAAAACAGTGGGAAGCGGAACGCAAAAGAAGTCAAGACTCGGCTGAAAGAAGAGAGTTAGAGCGAGAATATTGTGAAAGCTTATCTACCGAAGAATTAAAATCACGAACAGAACGTGGAGACCGAGCAGCATGAAAATAACAAAGAAATTAAAAGACAGTTTATTCAGCTCCACGCGCCTGGAAATTTTAAATTCTATGTGTGCTATTATGTGTGGCTGCGTAAAGATTTTTATAGAATACGGAATCAGCCCGGAGACTTTATCTTTTATAGATGAAGGAATGAGAAGAATCTCAGAAGAAGTAAATCAAGCGTATAAGGAATTAAAGCTTGATGATGATTTTAAAAAAATAGTCAAAGACCTGGATAAAGGAGAAATAAAATGAAATTTATAAATTGGTTTTTTGTTGGTGTAATTTGGTTTGTGGGTATTAGTCTTATTCCCATTGCATTTTATGAATCCCATCAAACTCATTTTGGAGCCTTTATTTTATACAACTTGGGTTATATTATGATAGGAACAGTTTGTTTATTAATAGGTACGTTGTTTGTGATTCCTTCGAGCGAAGGAGCATGGACATATTATTGTAATTAAAAACTAAAGGAGAAATAAAATGAAGGTATTCATTGGCATGTTCTGTATATTTTTAATTACTTCTCTTATTTACTGGATAGTAGGATTTTATTGTGGAGCGCAGCGGATGTTAGAAGATATAAAAACGGGATATACTCTTATTAAAAAACCGTTGCCTGGAGGAAAATGTTTAAAATATAAAACTCATAAAAAAATATATGTTAAGAAAGGAAAGTAATATGAAAATTGACCATCTTTGTCAGGCAGCGAGAAAAGATTTTTTATATATTTTAAGACAGCTTTTAGTAAATCAATTTCCAAAAGTTGTTTCTCAAATGGGTTTGGAAGCAGCAGAAGAATGGTCGCTCAAGCAGATTAAAAAGGATGCGCTTATTATTAATTATGACCATTCTAATAATTGGCTCTGGTTGGAATGGAACAATTTACAAAGGAGAATACAGTGAAAAAAACCATTTGGTTTAGTGTTATTTTAACAGTGTTATTGTTATTGATGGTATCGGTTTCTTTTGCTTGTGTTGGTGCTGCATGTAAAAAAGAAAGTAATATCGGTGATATTAATGATGGACAGCCTGGGAATATTCTTACCTATTATTGTGAAAAAGGAGCAGAATCTTTAGGAAAGTGGACAGACCCGAAGGATATTCCTGAATTAAAAGGAGAAGATGGCAAAGATGGATATACGCCGATTAAAGGAGTAGATTATTTTGATGGTTTGAATGGCAAGGATGGTATAGGTAAGGACGGAACAAATGGCGTAGATGGTAAAACTCCGGTTAAGAATGTGGATTACTTTGACGGATTGAATGGTATCAATGGCACAAATGGAAAAGATGTTGACCCTAAGTTGGTAAATTCTTTAACAGAAAAAAACAATGAGCAAGATAATAGGCTTAACAACGTTGAAAAAAGAATAAGCCAATTAGAGAAAACACAATATAAATTCCAGACAGAATTAAGGATTATAGATACCAAACGATTGACTGTATCTTCTTATGTAAGTCAGAACTATACCAGAAGTGGTATGGTAGACGAAGCTGGAATCCGAGTTGTTATTAAGGTAGGAAAAAGCTATGAAGAAACCATGATTGAAAAAACAAATAAACGCTTGAGCACTATCGAAAAGAAACTTGGCAATGTTGTAATGATGGAGAGAATTGTTGACCAGACAGGAAAAACAATTAGCATGAATATTGGAAGCGTTGCAGTAGAAACAACTTTTTAAGACGAAGCGGAGAAGGAGCGGGATTCCACGCATAAAAATTGGGAGAATAGGAAACCTTTACCAAAACCTTCTCCGTGAGATTTAATCTGGGCTGTAGCTTAGTTTGGTTAGAGCAAGCGCCCTGTATAGGAGCGCAAGGTCGGTGGTTCGAATCCATCCAGCCCTATTAAATTTGGAGAGTATCATGTTCACAAAATTTAGTCTCAATAAAGGTCGGTATCGTGGATGGAAAATATCATTTAAGATATTTGGATATTATATTTCTTTTGAGCGGATTGTAGGATTCGAAAAAGGAAAACACGTTCAAGACAACAAACTATGCTATGGAAAAGGATGGGAAAAATGAAAAATATAAAATTTCGTTGGTTTCAGTGGTTTAAATTTGGTTGGTATAATTTAGACGGATGTTTTTGTGTTTTACATTTAGGATTTTTAAGCGTTTATTTTGATTATTACTAAAAACTATGAAAATAAAATGGTGGATACATTCTTATTGGAAGGATTTGAGAATTAGGCATATTGAATTACATCTTTTTCCAGGATTTTATTTGAGAATTAATAATAATTACACAGGATTTAAGTGTATTGTTACTATTTTAAATTTTGATTTTTTCTTACAAGGAAGTATAAAGGAGGAAAATAAAATGTTAACTCAATTACAGATTGTTTTACAGTATGGTGCAATTGTAGTTTTCTTTGGACTAAGCGCGATAAGTGGATTACAGCATCAATGGAATTCAGCTTTTATTAATTTATGTTTGGCTGTGTTTTATGTGTTTCTCTATCTTTCGCCCATAAAGTAAGAGGATTCTATGACTGAAAAAATCTATGCAGCGGTAAATTCTATAATTCCTCAGCCTCTTTATTTGGTAGGAGGTTCAGTCCGAGATATGCTTTTGAACAAAGCACCAAAGGATTATGACTTTGCTACTCCTTTGTCTCCTGATGAAGTTGAAGCATTGATTTTAAAAGCCGGGAGACATGTTTATACTACAGGAAAAAGATTTGGAACAATTGGATTTAAGGTAGAAGTTGAAGAAAAATTTTATTTTGTAGAAGTAACAACATTCAGAAGTGAAGTATATATGCCAGGAAGTAGAAAACCTGAAGTTTCGTTTGAAAAGGATATAATTCTTGATTTAAGCAGAAGAGATTTTACGATTAATGCTATCGCATATCGCGAAGGAAATATAGTTGACCCATTTGGAGGACAGATAGATTTAAAAAATAAAGTTATTCATTGTGTTGGTAGGGCAAAGACGAGATTTAAAGAAGACCCACTTAGGATGCTCAGAGCTGCGCGGTTCTCTTCTCAGCTTGGATTTTTAGTAGATGAAGAAATTCATGGATTGATTTATAAGATGGCAGGGTCTATCTTAACAATAAGCAAGGAGCGTTGGGTTGTGGAATTGGATAAATTGTTGGAAGGATTTGCTGTCCGGGACGGACTTGAATTTGTGATGACTTCCAGATTGTTAAACTTTATGATTCCAGAGTTAAGCCTTCAGTTCAGATATGACCAGGATAGTCCTTATCACACGCTGGACTTGTGGGAGCATACGAAGAAGGTGGTCGAGGGAGTAGAAGGGCTTGAATTGCGGTGGGCTGCATTGTTGCACGATATTGGTAAACCTTTTGTCCGAACAAAAAATAAGAGAGGATATCATAATTATATCGAACATGAAAAAGTAAGTGCTGAGATAGTGGAAAAGATTGCTCATTATTTAAGATGGAGCAATGACAGAAGAAATAGCGTTAGAACTTTAGTGTTGACTCATATGAAAGAAGACAGTCCGTTAAAGCAAGCGGACGATTTAGCAAAATAAGGAAAGGGATATATTCATAGAAGGGTTAAGAAATGAAAACAGGGTTAATTATCAAAGTTGTTTTGGTAGAAATAAGAGCAGTAGATTATGCTCAGTGTTATACGGATGCTGATGGAGATTTTCATTGGCTGACAGGATGGAATAAAGCTTCAAATGTAAAAGTTGGAGATAGAGGCGTATTAATTTACGAATCTACAAATCGTTATGGATTGCATTTTTTTCATAAAGAAGGATGTGATTGTAATTATTGTCGAGGTCATAATGAAAAATAAATTTTTAGAATTGGCAATTAAAATTGCAAGAAAGAACAACAATAAGCCATACAATTTTGTGGCTATTATTGTTGACCGAAAAAACAGAATACGTAGTATAGGATTAAACAGTTATAGCAAGACGCACCCGCTTCAGAAAAGATATGCCGATATAGTTGGGATGCCAGATAGAGAATTTTTACATGCGGAAATTCATGCGATTGTATCTTTACAAGATTTTAGTTTGACAGATATTTATACAATCTATATTGCCAGGGTAAATAAACAAGGAAAAATCATGCCAGCGCAACCTTGTCCGATATGTCGAAAAGCGTTGGGAGATTATTTTATTGATAATATAATTACGACATAGGAGAAATAGATGAACGAACAGATAATTGCATTGCAGAATATAATCTATAAGATTCAGATAGGCTCCGTCCTTTATGGAACGTATGTCGAAGGAAAGTCTGATAAGGATTTCGGTGGAATTTTTATTCCTAATATCGACTATACGTTGGGAATGAAAAGAATCGAACAGGTTCAGATGAACGAGAAGTTGACGAAGCAAATGAGAAATTCAGCCGGAGATACCGATTATACACTTTATGCCCTTCCAAAGTTTATGCGTTTGTGTATAGAAAATAATCCCAATATCATTGAGTTCTTATATGCTCCAGAACATTGTATCATAGGAAAAACATCTGAAATGGATTTGATTTTGGAGAATAAAGATTGTTTCTTATCAAAGAAATCTTATCATACCTTCAAAGGATACGCTTACGCGCAGCGCATGAAGCTCAGGACGAAGTTGGAGAACATGACCGGACGCAAAGAGCTGGTAGCTGAATTCGGTTGGGATGTGAAATTTGGCTCTCATTTGATTCGACTGTTATTAGAAGGATTGCAGATATTGACTGAGAAGACCTTGACGTTTCCATTGCCTGAAAATAATTTGGTGCGTGATATTAAAAGAGGGAAATTCGCCTTGGTTGAAGTAATCGAAAAAGCTGATAAACTCGAATCATTAATTGATATGGCGTATATAAAATCAGACCTTCAATATCATGCTGACGAAGAGAAGATTAACAAACTTCAGATTAAGATATTGACTGATTTTTATATCAAGATGGAACAATTAAAGTGGGAGGTATAGATGATATATTCATTATTGGACAATGACTGGTATAAATGGCTTATGGCTCAGGTTGTTTATTTTTTCTTTCCTGATGTGCGTGTAACTTATAAATTCATCAATCGTGGAGGAGATAAGTTTCCACAGGGCTTTGATTCTTTGGTGTGGGTTGAATGTTGGAAATTATCCAATCTAAAATTAACTGCACAAGAAAAGGAATGGCTGTTAAAACAAAAAGGAATGTATTCAGAATTTATAGAATGGTTTTCTAAATATCAATTTGACCCTAATGAGTTGACGATAGATTTAAGGGATGGAGATTTAACTATTGAAATTGCGGGAAGCTGGTTACGAACAATTTTTTGGGAAGTACCGCTGATGGCTATAATAAGCGAATTATATTTTAAGAATTATAAATTATCTACAAATTTATTAATGCAAACAGTAAAAGCAAAAAAAGAGTCTCTATGTTTTCCTTTTGTAGATTTTGGAACTCGACGTAGATTGCGATTTGATACTCAAGAATATTTAGTATATAAACTTTCTCATACTCAATATTTTTTAGGAACGAGTAATCCTCTTTTGGCTATGAATTATGATGTTCCTGTTATTGGAACATATGCTCACGAAGCAGTTATGGCTATGGAGCGATTATCTGTTTTTGATAGAGAACTTGATATATTATTTTGTAATAGAGTGTGGTTAGAAAATTGGAGATTTGTTTATGGAAATAATTATGATATTATGCTAACTGATACCATAACGACGGATATTTTTATAAGGAAAGTAGATACTATCTATTGGAAAACTATGTCTGGAGTGCGATTAGATAGTGGAGACCCTTTTATTATTGGAGAAAAGATTCTTGCTCATTATAACAGTTTAGGAATAGATACCAAAACAAAGACGTTGGTGTTTAGTGATAATCTCAATCCAGAAAAAGCGAGAAAAATATATGAACATTTTAAAGACCGTTGCAAAGTAATATTTGGAATAGGAACGAATTTAACAAATGATTATGGAGTAAAGCCGTTGAATATGGTGATTAAACTTGCTACCGTAGAAGGGCAAGGAGTGGTTAAACTTTCAGATGAGCCTGGAAAATGGACTGGAAAATTTAAAGATATTGAAAAAGCAATAAAAATAATTGGAGGATTAAAAATGTTAGGACAATATCAATCACAAGAAAAGTGGAAATGGCATGACCATCTTAGATTCTGGTGGGATATGAATAAGAATGAGATTATACTCGGATTATTTTTCTTAGCAATGGCATTTTCTTTAATAGGATTTGGAATGAGTATTCAGATAATGGCAGGAGGAAGATAATGCAAAAAGATATATTTGATAAAGCATTTGATTGTCAAGACAAATTATGTCCCTTTAAAAAAAGAGTTTTGTGTGATTATTGATATAAAACAAACAAAATTTTTTGGAACTGTGATTTGCTGTATCAGTGTTGATAAGCCACCTAAAGTAACGGAGGAAAAATGAAAAATATTATTTTTGTAGCAGTAGATTGCCAGCGAGATTTTATGTTGCCGGACGGAGCCTTGCCAGTGCCAAACGCAATGTCAATCGCTCTCAATCTTGCAGAATTAACAAAGATTGCTCAGGAGTTTAATTTTTTAACAATTAATACTGTCGATTATCATAATGAGATGTCAAAAGAAATATCAAATGAACCAGATTATATAAATACATTTCCTCCTCACTGTATGGTGGGAACAGCAGGACATCAATTGATTCCAGAAGTAGTAACGGCAGAACATTTCTTTACTTGCCACTACAAAGATTTAATGATTTATTTTGAGGATGTTGATGCTTATCGTAATATTATTATTGCTAAAGATAAGTTTGACGTATTTGAAGGAAATCCCCATACCAAAGCCATAATAAAGCATATCAATCCCAAAAATGCGATTGTTTATGGCGTAGCCACTGATTACTGTGTCAAATTCGCCGTAGAAGGTCTGCTGAGTCTCGGAATTAACGTGGTGGTTGTTTCAGACGCTATAAAAGAATTAAAGTCAGAATCAATGGGAGAATATGCGGATAAGCGAATAGGATTATTGAGAACTCAGGACGTAAGAGATTTTTGTTGGAATAACAAATAAATTAAAACTGTAGACTAAATCTGTTAGTCTATTTTGCCGGAGAGTAGGAGCAGAAAAACTCTCCGATTTGCTCATGACGGAATGAGGGGGAAATTATGTCAAGGATAAATAAAATGAAAAAGAAAAGTCCTTATATAGAAACAGAAGCAACCTTAATGCAGAAATTGGTAGAAGCAGTTAATTTGTTTCGACAGTTAGAATTAACACATCCCTCTCAAGAAGAAAAGTTTATTAATGGAATACATGAATGTCAGGATATTTTAATGCACCGAATTGTACAACGGGATTATCCAGAAGAATTTCCTACTTTTAAAAAAATAGATAATAAATGGATAAAACAGTGAGAACAAAAAAACAAAAAGGCAATGACCTTGAAAATTTAGTTATAGAGTACCTACGCCAAATAGATTCCTCTGTTAAAAGAAGCAGAGCCAGTGGGGCTTCTAATGATATTGGGGATATAGTATGCAAAGATTTTTTTGTGGAGGCAAAAAATTGGAATAAAGAGAATGTAATTATAGACCAAAAAATATGGCAACACTTACTTAATCAAATGCCGATAAATAGTACAAAGACCGCGCTTTTAATACAAAAGAGTAATAATGGTAGAATATTTGTAAGTTTAGAGATTAAAGATTTTTTTAATTTGCTTTATAAATTACAGGAATTGGAAACTATAGTAGACAAGGTGTATTGAAATAACGGCAGAGAATTGTGCCCACGACACTTTCCTCCCGCTCATCGTCGAAAAAGAGAGGGAGATTGAGAAGCTGAAATCTCTGCTTAATGATATCGGATATAACGAAACTGAACAAATGATAGCCAGAGAAAAAGGGCTTGTTTCTCTGTGGGATTACATGAGCAAAAGAATCAAAGACCTCGAATCCCAGCTCGTCGAAAAAAAGAAGGAGATTGAGGATTTAAAAAATAGACTTAAAGAATTAAATGACTTAAAACCTACGGGAATACCAACTGCTTTATGTCCTAAATGTGGTTATTATTCTTTTAAAGTTTTTAAGAATGACAAAAACAATGAACATCAATGCTGTAGATGCCAGCTTATATTCGAATCCCAACTCTCCAACAAGATGACGCGGGAGAGGGTGGTGGAGATTATAAATTTACATGCCAAAAGTATTTATGTGGGAGCGTTACAAGAAACCTATTTAATGATAGAAAACAACGGGAAACTCGCCGACGCACTCATGGCGGAATGGGAGGAGGAAAAATGAATGATACCTTACAGGAAACAGTCATTAAGGCACAGCAATTTTATACAGGAGGATTATATGAAAAAAATAGAAGAATTGGTTAAGCAATATAAAAAAACAAAAGATAGAAAGATTTCCAATCAAGTATTCGTTTTGTTGGATAAAATTTTGAGAGACAAGGCACATTATGTATACACTAAAAAAAATTTTTCAAAAAATAATAGCTGCGGAAGAGGAATTCTTACGTTAAAAATGTTGAACAGATTCGACGAGGATGATGTTCTTCAAGAATTGAGAATTGAAGTATTGCAACTGATAGAAAATTATGATACAAAAAAATCATTTGCAGGATATTTTTATTCTACTTTATGGTCGTGGACTCCAAAAGAATTATTTCATGCTACAAGTCTTTTTAGTCGTATTTCCGAACGCTCTTTAGATGCTTCTGAAATAGAGGAGGACAAGGGTTGGCTCAAACAATTAGTGATACAGCCTGAGATATTTAATAAAATAGAAATCCGTGATGTTTTTGTCGGATTGACAGATGAAGAGAGGGCAGTCGTTGAAATTTATTTAGCTATTCCAGAAATTAAACAGGTGGAAGTAGCTGAAATGCTTGGGATTACGCATCAAATGGTTTCTTTGAGATTACAAACTATAAAAACAAAAAAAATAAACTTGCAAAAATAGCAATTTTCGGGCATACTTACTATGATAGGCTAAAGAAAGGACATGATGATGCAGTTTAATAAGACCGAAGAAAAAATTTTAAAATCCTTTAAAGAAATAACCCACGAAGACGTAGAACGCCTGGCTGGTCAATTGGGGCGGTCTATAGATTCAGTAGAAAAGAAATTCCGTAGGTTGGGCGTTCCTTATATTAATACAAGGAATCCCGGCTCCTCAAAGTCAAAAGTAGACTTAGCTCCTATTATCATTTCAACTTTAAAATCGGAATTATCAAGTATAGCTCCTTATATTGCTACACCTATAAAAATAAAAATAGAAGGAGATACGTTGGTAATTCAACTCACAGATTTACATGCTGGAAAAAATGTTAAAGACCAGTATGGAAAAACTATTTATGATGAATACATTTTTCGTTCAAGATTTGATATTTTAGCCGGACAGATATTAAAACTACTTGACAATAATATCAGCAAAGGTGTGAAGATTACAAATGTGGTGATTCTTTCTACCGGAGACAACGCCAACGGAGAAAATATCTATGCAACACAAGCCTACGAACAAGAACTCGCCCCTCCCAAACAGGTGATGTTAGTTGTTGAAGTTGTTTCCAAGCTCATCAAAGCACTTTTAGCCAGAAATTTACGTGTAGATTTTTATGGAGTAAAAGGAAATCACGGTCGTACAGGTAAAGATACCGACCCCACCGCGAATTGGGACTTGATGATTTATTTGATTCTTGATTTCTGGGCGAGATTGGTGCTTAAAAATCCCAATTTAAAAATTACATATGCGGAAACAGATTACCTCACGCTAAACATTCGCGGTCATAATTATATGATTCGCCATATTGCTCCTGAGCAGCCAGATACGCCTTCAGGACGGGTTAAAATAAACGAATGGGCGAGGATGTACAATGCTAAAGGAATTGTTTATGGACATTGGCATCATTTCGGAATATTTGATGTTGACGGCATCCGTGTGTTCCGAGGCGGGTCTATTGTAGGAGGAGATTCTCTTTCTGAATCAATGGCGAAGCACAGCGAACCGATTCAGCTGGTCTGGGGTGTGAATGAAGACCGTGTACACACATTTGCCTATGCGGTAGATTTAAATCAAAAATCAAAAGATTAATATGTACGAACCCAAAAATATTGATTATGATGAAGTTTTTAAACGCGCTGGATTGATACAAAAGAAAATCAAAGCCAAGAAAATTATAGACATTAGAATTGCTCGCAGAGGTTGTTTTATTGCTCGATTTTATATGAAAACAATCATTGTTAATGGAATAGAAGTAGATGTGATGAATGAAGTAAAATTGCACGATAATTTAAAGGAGAAATAAAATGAACTTTGCAATTAAAGATATAGGATTAATAGTTGAAGGTCTGATTATTGTTTTTGTTCTTATCAAGGCTCGTAGTTTTTTATTTAAGAAAGCAACAGAGAAAGTAATTCCCAATATTGTAAAAACTTACGAGCAACAGACAGTTACAGAAAAAATCGGGCACGACCTATCTCCGATGAAATGGTTTACGAGTACAATTAAAACTATTAGCATTGTGATGGTTATTGCTGGAATTGTTTATGCTGTTGGTTATTTTAGAGGCAAGATAACGTTACCGATTCAGGTGGTAGGTGTAGGAGGATTGGTAGGAAAATTTATTCCGATTGACCACGGATTTCTTACGTTTACCGATAAAGGAGAAGTGCATATTGTAGACGCAGATAAAAAAACTATATTAAAAGTTATTAAAGCCAAAGATTTGCCAGAATTAAGAAAAGCAATGAAGCCTTTTGGATTGCAATTTGAGCCGATTGCTGTGTTAGGAGCTGGAATAGGAAAGTCAGGAACCGGGTTTGAGGGTGGTGTTGGTGTTAGCTGGCTTAAATATTTTAAATGGAATATGGATAGTTTTTTGACAAACAGAGCTGTATATCCGCTTGGCGTATCCTATAAAATAACTCCGAACTCAGGAGTTGGTCTTGGTGGAGGATTGGGATATAAAGGAGACCAGAGGGCTATTATCTATTATAAATTAAAATTTTAATAAAGGAGAAATAAATGTTAAAAATAGTAGAGATTAATACCGGGTTATTTAAATTTTTACGAGGAGAATTTAAGAACAAACGTCCTGTGGCGAAAAGAATAAAAATTTTGCTTGACGTTGGCAAGCGATATATTCAATTGACCATAGGAGAATATCGGGCGTTCTTGAATATTCTTTCCAATGCCGAATATCGCGAAAAGATAAAAAAGTATCGCCGAATGACTGAATTAAAAAACGAACTTCAGAAATGTATTAATCTAATGGGTGTAATCGATAAACGCATGATTGAAATGGGTGCGAATAGGTTCTATAGGAAACAATTCTGGCGGGATTTTGTTAAGAACGGAACTGTAAGAAAAGATTTCTTTGATGAACTTCTTAAACAGATAAGATAGCCATGATAAAACGCAGAATTGAATATGATGTTTATAAACAAGAATTTTATCTCGAAGAGCAAAATACTGAAACTAAAGAAGGAGTCTTATTTGTTATTACAAAAAAACAAGTAGAGATATTGTTAAAAAAATATTTTAGTATTTTTGGAACATTTGTAAAATGAAAGACAAATTCGAATCATACTTAAAGATTTATCGAACATGGAGTATCAATCCGAAGACCAGGATAAAGAAAAGTAAGAAGATTTATAACAGAGCAAAACACAAACAAGAAATATTGAAAGAAGGATAAAAATGCCATATATTAATTCTAAAGACGGGCGCAGAGAAGCGCTACAAAAAGGAGATATAGCTCGGACTGCCGGAGAGCTGAATTACCAGATTTATCAATATACTATCAATGTTAAAACTTTCCCCTGTGAATACCATCGAGGCTTCCGGGTTCAGTCTGTGCATATATGGGAAAAAAATGTTATTGGGTTGGTTTCTCGATTTTTATGTTTTTCTCCTAATTATCAAAAATACAATGATATGACTGGAGCTTTAATCCGCTGCCAAAAAGAGCTTTATCGTAGGAGAAAAATAATTGTTAATTTAGAAAAAATATCGAATCTGTGGGACGAAGAAATAGCACAATATGAGGATATAAAAATAATCGAAAATGGAGATGTCGAATAAAATGGAAAAAGTAGTCGAACGCTGTACAATAAAACAAGCCATAGCTCATTCGCTTTATAAAGTGTACAAAATGCATCCTGATAAGAATGAAGAAGAGTTGTTTGTGCAGTTTTATTATGATATGCAAAAGAAAAAGGAGAGCCCATGAAAAAATATGTATGCGACCAATGTGGTAAAGATGTTGAGATTGAAGTAAGAGATTTTTCTATTCCTGCTCCTATTACAATGGAAGATAAACATTTTTGTGATTGGGCTTGTGTTTTAAAGTATGCAGCACATGAAGTAGCAAAGAAAAGAAATAGTGATAAAATTATTGGAAGATAAAACGACAATTTGAGAAAAAATGAAAAAAATGTTGATTGTATTTATCACCGGGTTGGTCGAACAGACCTTGTACACTCTTTATATTTTGTCTGTAGGGCGGTATATGATACTTGCATCGACTGTGTTAATGATGACATATATGACCACATATTTATTGCTGATGAATTATGCGTTAAAGGACAATAAGGCGGTTAAACTTTTAATCACCTATGCAATTGCCTGTGGAGTGGGTAACTACTGCGCAATGGCTCTTAAAATAATTAAATAATTTCAGAAAATAATATGAGAACAATCCGCTCCTACAATAAATTGGTTAATGAAATTATCAATTTACAAATTCCTTTTCGTATTGAAATTGTAGGATATGTGAAGTATGATATTATTTATACTATGCTTGTTATTCGCCATGTCTCAAAAACGGCTAAAAAGAATGTTGTAATTAGTTCTGGTATTCATGGAGACGAATATTTTGCCGTTCATGTTCTTTTAAAATGGCTTCAACAATTTAATCCTGAAATACTTAAAGATTTCAATTTTACTATATTTCCAATCTGTAATCCTTTTGGTTTTGCAAAATCAAGTCGCAAGAACGGCGCTCGTCAGATGGTAAATAATTCCAGTAAATTTTGTAAGGATTCTCCGGTACAAGAATTGGCAATTCTATATGACAATATGCCATCAAGCCCAGACCTTTATCTCGACATACATGGCGATACGGGCAAACAAGGTGTGTACGCATATGAAAGGACTCCTGACGGAAATAAGTCGATTGTAGCCCCTGCGCTGCTTGAAAATGACCTACTTTTGCCCTATGAGAAGGTAGGAACCATCTATAAATGTAAAGTAACTGATGGGGTGATTATTACTCCGGCTGAAGACGTGGGATTAGAAGGAGTATTGGAGAGTGTAGGAGCCACATATACGATAGCAATTGAGCTTCCAGGAAAATGTGATGGACAGAAGAGGATGCAGGGCGGTATTGCAATTATTAATTCTATTTTAAAAAATTTGCAGGGAATAAAATGAACTATAAAAAAATAGCACAAAATATTGTTGGAGAGTGGGGTATGAAGAACCTTATTGGTGGAAGCCAATTGAAAAAGCTTTAAAAGAAGCTTATAATCGAGGTAAAGTTGATGGTTTAAAGATAAGGAGGAAATATGAAATCTAAATTTAAAGTAGGCGATAAAGTAAAATGTATAAATATAAAAAACATGTGTTATGATAAGAGGAGTTGGAGTGATAGTATTAGTCTCTATATTGGACAAATTTTAATTATACAAACAATAACATCAAAAGGATTAATGTTTGAAGGAGGTTATGGACAATGGACGGGGGTAGAATATAGACCTTCAGCATTTAAACTTGTTAAATCAACAGCAATAAAAAAAGAAATCCCCAAGAAAAAATTAATAAAACCAGACCCATTAAAAGCAGCATGTTTTAAATGTGCTCATGAGCATGAATTGAGAATGACCAATAGTTTTTCTCCTTGTTGGAATTGCAAACCATTTTCTAAGAATCCTTCTGGATTTAGAGATAAGAAACTTCCTCCTATTCCAGACATCGAACAGGTAGGGATTTATCGAGCGGGATTGACTGGAGAAGAAATAAAGAAATATATTACTGATTTTTATTTTTCCATGACAGACGCACAAAAAGAAAAGTTTTTAGGTTTTGGATTGAAGAAAGAAAACTACAATATTAGTCCAGATATTTTATATGTGAAGTTCTGTAATGTTTCTGGAGTGAACACACAAGGAGTTATTACTATTCAGTGTGAAGAATGTAAATGTTCTAAAATGGTGTCATTGATGTATCGTCATGATGTTGAGCGATACACAAAGAAAATGTTTTTTAGAACTCAGACTTGTTTCGATTAATATGACGATAATAATTCCAAGTTGGATAGGTTGGGTATTTGCAATATGGGGAATTTTACAGATTATCGCACTTGTAGTAATTTTTATATTTATAAATTGGTGTGAACGAATGGGAGTTTAATATGTCATTTTTTAAAAAGAAGATAAAATATTAACTTTTAATGCCTTTACGCATACAAAAATTTACTGTTGTGATTGTGAATATAATCATAATAGGTCTTGTTATCATTCTAACAATCTACAATTAGACGAAAATTATGTTTATCGTCCGGTATATATTATTAAAGACAGTCAAGAAAAACTAAATAAGAAAAACAAATGTAATTTATTTCTTCAACGCAAGGAGTATTGTAATGAAAAGAAAACTAACTTGGGATGAAGTAAATTATATAATTAAGTTTGAAGATGCTTGTGGTGTATGTAATCTTTTACAATACCTATTCGCAGGTCGGCACAAAGCAATTTTAGGCATGAATGTAGATGTTCTTGCTGAAGTTGAAGAAAAAGACGGAAATCCATAATTGGAGAATATGAAGTTGTTGATTTGGAGGAGAAACAAATGAAAAAAATAATAATTATCATATCTATTTTTATTATCGTTGCAGTATTGATTCAGACCATGTGCTTGGCAATTGTTAATGACGCACAGCAAAAATCAATCATCACGTTAAATCGTTGTATCGCTCATCAAATCAATATTAACGAATATTTCTTAGGAGAAGTTCTTACTTTAAAAAATGATGTTGCAAATTTAAAAGCATTAGTATGGTTGGAGAGGACTGAACTGTGAGAGACCAAAAACGCATCAAAAGAATTCTTAAACTGCTGGAACAGATTTGGACAAAATATCCAGACCTTCGCCTCGGACAGCTTATTGACAATGCTGTAGTTATGTTTTCGGAAAAAATAATAGATATATACGAGTTAGAAGACAGTCAGTTAGAAGGATTTTTATTAATGTATTTAAAGAAGGTGGAAAATGAGCGATAAAAGAATAAAACATATGGTGTATTTTGCCGGATTCATAGAAGCTTCTCCCGGACAGTCTGGTACATGGAGAGATATTTCTTATAAAGAACTTCAACACCAAGACCTTCTCATTTATTGTCCAGTTAGACAAGAAGCAATAAAAACAGGGAAAAATGCCATAGACAATTGTGAGCAAATAAAACATTATAAACAAGGCGGTGCTTTTGATAAATTTTTCGACATTATGTGGAATATTTGGGCTGGGGTTATAGAATACAAGCCGGGAATGGATTTGATTTCTCTATTTGTGGCTATGCGTATGAGAAAATATTTAGATGGAAATAGAGAGCGAGACCTGGCATTTATGGGGGATTGGGAGAGTGTTATTCGCTCAGATTTTGTTTTAGCATATCTGCCAAAAAATATTTTAACTGTAGGAACTCATTGGGAATTATTTTTATGTGTATTATTCAGAATCCCGGTTTATCTTGTGCTGCCGGATACTTCTCGAACTGATGCCAACTCCACAATGATATTCGGTAATATGTTAGCTTGTCAGGGAAAGGTGAATATATTTTATTCTTTGCCGGAAGCTTTAACGGCAGTTAAGAAAGATTATAACTTAAATTAAGAATGAGTTCGTCTGCTGCAAAGGGTCAGACGAGTCGTCAAGCGTACGTTCTGAGTGGTTGTTGTGCGAAAATCAACAGTCATGTTGAAGAACGAGACTTGGGTGGCGAACAAAAACAACGAGGCGTCCAACAGCAACGCCTACATTCTTATTAATCAACAAAGGAGGAACGTATGAAATTTTGTGTGAAGTGTCAAAAGACGGTTCCTACTCAGGCAGAAAAAATAGGTCTGAACAAAGACAAGATAAAAGAAGTTATTCACATTCATTGTATGTACTGCGGTCGTGTTATAGAAACAATTCAAAGAGATGTTAAGCCGGAGATAAATAATGATAATATTTGTTAGTGATTTGGCAAAATTGGCAGACGAAGAGAAAGTCAATATTAAAGAATTACTTTGCTGCTGTATGGCTCAGTATGATTTAGAATGGATGTGTTATAACGGAAAGCATGTCTTGTGCGGATGGGATAAAGATGAATAAATTAACCAAAGACCAGCAGTTGAATCTGATTGAAGGAATTTGTCTTCTTTATCAAGACGGAGTTCCGAGCAAAGAACGCGCCGAAAAGTTTATTGAGAGCATTTATAAAATTGCTCATTTGAATGGTACATGTGAAAATAAACACGAAGATTGGCATAAAGAAGGACTGGCATTAGGAGAAGCGTTAAACGGATATATTGATTTTAATAAAATAAGGAGAGAATAAAATGACACAGGATTTCAATAAAGTAGTAGATTCAGGTAAAAGACAGGAATTTAATACTGGAAGTGTGCGCGATACAGCCGAAGGAAAAGGAACTCCACATTTGCTCGCAGGGGAAGCACTTCAAAGAATTTTAAATCAATCCATGCCCTACGATGCGACTATTTCTTATTTAAAACAAATAGAAACAAATTTATTAGAATATGGAATTGTTAAACAAGCCAGAACCGACGGAGTGAATTTGTTATATACGGCTGGAAATCTTTGTTTAACATATATAAACAAAATAGAATCTGTTCCTTATTCTGGAGCGTTCAGGAGGTTATCTAAACATTATGAGAACGGGGCAAAAAAATATGACAAAAACAACTGGCGCAAAGGGCAGCCAATTAGTAGATATTATGATTCTGCCATGCGCCATCTTTGGGCTGAATTCGATGGAAAGACTGATGAAGACCATGCAGCAGCAATATTTTGGAACATTGTTGCTATGATTCAAACCAAGCTTGATATAGCACATGGATATTTGCCTAAAGAATTGGACGATTATCCATTTACTGTTGAAGAAGTATTCGGAAAGAAAAATGACAAAGTATAAAGAAGGATTAGCCTGGGGAGCCATCATAGCATTATTTTGTGTTAATATACTCCTCGGATTGTTAGTTTTATATTTTTGGTAAATTAGGAGGAAAAATGCGTTATACTGAACCGAGTGAATATTTTAAGAACAATGAAATAATGGAATTGCTTGAAGATTGTAAGTCGTCTTTTGCAGAAATACGCAGTTATAGAGATAAGTTTCGCGAACGTGGATTTGTTGATATTGACGATTATGCTGCTGCCTTGGACGTTCTGACTGGATTGTATATGTTTGTCGAAGAGATTTATTCTTTAGCACAAGCATATAAAGAAATCTGCGAAGATGAAGCACATCATGATTTACGATTAGAAGCAGAAAAGAGCGGGACAAAAATTACCGCAGATGCTTTAAAAGTAGAAGCACATCGAAGTGTAAGTTTGATTATCCGAGTGAGAAATGAAGTAGAGGCGCATAAAAATTCATGTGAAAAAGCAATTATAACCATCCAATCAAATCTCAATCGCATGACCAGACAACAGCCCGGTTCTGGTGGAGGAAATAAATAATGAATAAGAATGTCCTAATAAAAGAGCTTGGATATATTCAAGACATAAAAATACACGAATGGACAGCCAAGACCTTGCAGAACGCTCCTGATTATTTCTTTACTGCATCTGCATCCAGTACAGGAAAATATCATCCTCCCTGTACACTTGGAGAAGGTGGCTTAATCGTTCACGTCCAACGAGCCGTATTCTTTGCTAATCGTTTATGCTCAGGACAGGGTGTGGTGGGAAGGAATAGAGATATTGTATTATCTGCTACAATTCTCCATGATATTGCAAAGACTGGACAGGGTTCTGGGGCTTATTCTGATTATGTTAATCATCCGATAAATGCAATAAAATATTTATATGGAGTTATTGTCGATGGAACAACGTTAAAAACAACGAACGCGGGTTTGGATTTAGGCAGTATAGTAGAAATTTATGACTGTATTCGCTTCCACATGACACTCTGGAGCCCGGAAAATATTAAGAAGCCGATTGAGCATTATACACAGCTGGAATTGATTGTAGGAACTGCGGATTATCTTGCAGCCACCAAAGAAGTAATTACACCAGAAGACGGAAAGAGGACTGAAAGTGGCAAATAAAGTAGTGGTGATAGATTTAGGATTTCTTTGTTTTATGGCAATTCTAACTTTCCGCAAGACCTATACTATTCCTGCGGGTTATAATTATTTGAGCATGATTATAGCTCGCTTGGGAATTATTGGTATTGATTTTGATGATTTAATTATTTTAGCAAAGGATTCAAGGGAAGGAAGTTGGCGCAAAAATATCGTGTCGGAATATAAAGCTCAAAGAAAAGAAGCCCGTGAAAAACAAGAAGATAAAGATTGGTGGGATGAAATGTTTCGCGAAATAAACATTGTCAGTGATAAAATCAACGCATATACATGCTGGCATGTGGTAGAACTTCCGAGAATGGAATGTGATGACATTGCATCTGTAGCCTGTAGAACGTTTCCTAACAAAGAGGTCATTCTTTGTTTGGGAGGAAGTACACATATAAAAATGTCGTCAGGTCGTAGTAAATTTATACAACACATTAAACCTGGAGATGAGATTTTAAGTTATGATAAAAAACTTAATAAATTTAAAAATGTTTTAGTAAAAAAAACCTGGAAAATAAAAAAAACAGAAGTTGTCGATATTTATTTTAAAAACAATACGCAAAAATCTATAAGATGTGGAGTTGAACATAAGTTTTATACTAAAAATGGCTGGAAAGAAGCAAAACAATTGAGTGCTGGTGATGAAATTTTTTATAATGGCTCTACATATTCTCTTCATATTGACAAAATGGAAAACACTTTAAAATTTTTTAGTATTGTTAAACCAGCGATATTAAGGAAATATCCAAAATGGAATTATTTTGCTAATTATCTCTGCAATGGTAAAAAAATAAGTAAAATAATTATAAAAAAATCAAAAACGCGTCCTTTTATTTTATATGATATAGAAGTTGAATCTCCCCATACTTATTTTGCTGATGGCTTGTTGACTCATAACTGTACCAGCGATTCTGATTGGAAGATGTTGCTCTCGTACCCAAATGTCCGGCTACTCTCTACCAAAACAAAAAAGTGGGTAGAGGTTCCTAATCCAGAAAAAATTCTCAAAGATAAGATTTTTAAAGGAGATGTAGCCGATAATCTCAAAGGTAGACCGAAAACCGAATTAGACTTAGAGAATCGTCGTACTGTCGTTAATTTGCTCGAATTGCCCGATTATATCGAGCAGCCGATAAAAGAAGTATTGTGGACACTTCCACAAAAAAATATGGTCTGGGATAGAATACCTTTTAAATCGTTAAGACCTCGCATACGAAAATTATATGGAGGAACGTAATGAGTAAAGAATATACTTGTGGTTATTGCAGGGACTGTAAAAGATATACAGCTTTATTAAATAAACGCTGTAAAGAATGTAACGAAAAACTACAACAAATTCCAGATTTTTTAAAAAATTTAATGAACGGAACAGACGGACAATGATATGAAAAAACAAACACTTAAAATAGAAATTTATGAATTGTTGATGGATGCTGGAAAAGATTATTCTAAGTGGGATACAGTTAACAAAATTATGGAAGCAATCAACAAACGAGCAAACAAAATAGACGTAGGAGAGTGTATAAAAACTTTGATGTGGGATGCAGATAAAAGACATCATCAAAGTCTTTCTTATGGAGATATAAGCGAATATATAGAAAATAAAATTGCCGAGGAGTTTAAATGAACAGACAAGATATTGAAAAACTCAAAAATAAAATAGAAAAATACTACTGGAAGAATGACCAACGTATCTCCGTTTCTACATATTATGCTATGTATGGAGATAAACGAGATTCTGGTTTTGAAATTTATTTGTGGGATAAAAAAGCAAATGTCGGGGAAACATATCTATTTCAAATAAAAAATTATAATGAATTTTATACTGTAATCGAGAATCCAGATAGAGCTCCTTCTAATTTGTGGGATGGATGTAGAGTTTCTTATGCTCCTGATTTTATTAATGGAGAGTATGGATTTGTATTTTGTTTGGCAAAATTTGATGGCATTACAAAAGAGGATATTTTAAAAGCATTATCAAAATTTATTAGAGACGAATTGGGATTATGGCTTATTTTCAATTTTGAATGGGTAGAACAGAAAGAAGATTTTTTAATTGAAGAATCGTCAATAAAAATTTCAGAACAAAGTTTTAATTGGTTTAAAAATGTTTTAAAAGCTTCTCCAAAAAAAATAAAAAAATTATATCGCGAGCTTCTTATCGCCAAAGAAAAATGTCCAGAACCTGACAAAACTGGAATATCTTGCTCACAAGGAGTTGCTTGTGATGCGTGTCATTTGAATAAAGATTTTATACAACAAGAAAAAAGATGTCCTGATTGTTTGATAAAAGCGAATTGTCCTTATAACCAATTGTTTGATGGAGAGTGCGGAGCTTTTCAATTTAAATATTGCACTCATTTTGATGGAGGACTTTGTTATAATAAAGAAGAATTTCCAAATGGAGTTCCTACTGAAATAAGCTCAGTTTATTGCGACAATGAATGTAAGTATCATAAAAGACAGAATAACATTACAGTATCTGGTATATGTAATTATGGAACTAACTGTGATGATTGTGGATATAAAAATGAAGGATGTGGTTCTTTTCCGGGAGAGCACATATGAAAACTGTAGACTTTAAAAGGTTATTTAAAAGCATTGATGAAGCTCGTAAAATTCACAAAGGTACAATGAAACCAAGTAGAAAATTTACTTTCAAAACCACAGTAGTTAAATTTAGTCGTCAGGAATGGAAAGAACGAAGATTAGGATTGTCCATACGGGAAAGGCTCTCATTAGTTTTAGAATTGAGATTAAGAAGATTGGTTTCTTTATATTCAATTACATACAAAGAAATAATCAAGAACAATGAAGAAATAGTATTTAAAGTTTGGTATAAATAAGCATAAGTTTTAAAATTTGAAAGGAGGTAATAATATGGATAAAGAACAAGGAATGACGTTAGCAATCGTCGCAGGAGCTACAATATTGTGTCTATTTTTATTTGTCGGAAGACATTATGTTATATTAGGAGCAGAAGTAGTTGCAGCAACTACGTATTTTTATTTTAAACTTAGCAAATAATAAACCTGAGACAGAAAACAATAACCGGGTATGAGACGTTGTTCTCAAACACTCGTAATGAGAGTAGTCGAGCCGGAGATTCTCTCAGTCTCTTATAAAGGAGGATGAATGGCAGAAATAAAGGGTGTGTTACAATGTAAAGCAGGAAGTGGTTTAGCTTTTAAAATGGGAGATGAATGGTATGATGTTAAAGTCGAACCAGCACTCACTCAACTTAAAAGCGCAGAAAGAGGAAAAACATATCTTTTCGTTTATGATGTCAACGGAAAGAAAAAAATCGTTTCGAGTATTTTATCTATCACAGTAGACAGCGCTCCAGAAACAAAGTATCCCAATACCCCTCCACCAGCACCTAAATCAGATGCCGGAACGGTGGTAGACAAAGGAAACAAATACAATCCTGATATTCAGGAACGTATTACTCGCGGTAATGCAGCAAACGCAGCCGGAGCAGCATTGTCTGGAAATTTTAGTTCTTCAGACCCGGAAGCTTTAGCTGAAGCTTTGATTATTCTTGCATTACGTATCGAGAAATACATTAGAGGCTAAGATTAAAGAGAATTGTGGTGTAAGTACGGTATAAACACGCCGGACGTTAGCTCGGAGATGTAGATTTGCGGAAATCTACCAATTCTCACCTTTAATTAGAGATAATGATAGTATGTAGGCGCTATATAAATAACTATATCCGTTAGCTACGGTTAGCATAACTAATCACTGTTATGGGCGGAATAGCAGGTGAAAAAGTGGAAGTCCTGCTTATCTCTTTTATTTAGATAGAATATTTAAACTGGTTCTTCTTGGAGGTCATGTGAGTACAATTTACGATAGAATATTAGATTATCTCAAAAAGAACAATCCTCAGATAGAAATCAAATCTTATAAGGGCGAGTTTACCATTGCGTGTCCTTATCCTCACAAAAACAAATCTGCCCCGACCGCCACTATTATACATTATGAGGCAGACAAACCTAAATTTCACTGTCCTGTTTGCGGTAAAAAACAAAATATTTTTGATTTGGTACGTGGATTAGAACCTGATAAAAATAATTGGTCAGATGCACAAATCTCAGAATACCTTGATAAATTGTTAGAAGCAAATCTTTATCCTGAATTAGATAATTATAAGGAAAGAAATTGGACACTTACCTATGTAGGAAGAAACTCCAACGAACCAATTGAAAGAGATAGAAATCTCAAAACCCACTATGATAAAATCGAGTGGATTCGTTGGTTAAACGCAGGATATAATATTGCTTTGGTAACTGGAAAGGTAAGTCAGGCTACTGCGATAGATATTGATGTGAATAAGCTACATTTAGTGAAGCCGGAAGACATGTCTTTGCGTGAGGAAATTATTAAAATGCTCGATGCACAGAATACTTTAGCAGCTATCTCAGCTCACAAAGGCACTCATTATGTTTTTCAGTATGAGTCGGAGTTCGCCAGTCCGGTTAATTTAGGAGGACTTCAGCTTGATATTCGTAATGATAATTTCACATTAGTAATTCAACCTTCAAAGATAGATGGTGCTCAATATACCTGGAAAGACATCAATGCTCCGATTCAAAAGATGTCTCCTGAACTTAAAGCTAAGTTGTTGTCTCTCAAAAAAGTAGATGAAGGCAGAAACTCAATAAATTTAGATTCTTTGCCGATAGAAGACGGCATGAGACAAGTTCACGAAGGACAGGGAAGAAATTCTTTGTTGGTATCATTGGGAGGAGTAGTTTCTAAAATAATCCCGGAGATGGATAAATGTGCTCAGATTTTATATTTGATTTCTAAAACTTTCTTTGTACCTCCCACACCAAAACCAGAAATTATTGAGATGGTAAAAAAACTTACAGATTATCGCAAAGATGATAACGAAACACAGGAACAGGCTGTTTGGGATTATTGTAAACAAATGGAAACAGACCTTCATCCAGCCGATGTTGCCAGAGCGGTTTTTAATAATGACCTAAGTAAAAAAGATGTAGTATATACATATTTTTCAAAGTGGGTTATGGAAGGTAAACTAACAAGAGAAGGACGAGGGCGATATAAGGTCAGACAAGTAATTGCTTGGACAGATAAACCGCCTGACAATATTTCTGAACTTCCTTATAAAATACCTTATTTTCAGAATGTAGCATATTTTCAAGAGGGAGATATTTTTATTATTGGCGCTTATATGAATCAAGGAAAGACAACGTTAGCTTTAAATTTATTAAAAGGTTTTGTTGACCAAGGAATAAAACCGTATTATCTTTATACAGAAGCCGGGTCTCGATTTGATAAGACTTCAGCAGTATTAGGAATTAAAGGAAAGTTCTGGAGATATTGCCATCCAGACCCTACTACAATTGAACTGGAGGCAGATGCTGTTACAATTATTGATTGGTTGTTTATTGGAGATAAATCAAAGACAGATTCTTTCTTAGGAGAACTCAACAAACAGATGCAAAAGAAAAAAGGATTGTTGATTATCATGGCACAGATAAGACAGGACAATACGTGGTTTGCGCCAGATTTAATCAATCAATTTCCAACCTATGCCGGAAGATATATACGAGATAGCGCGGATGGAAAAGACAATCATTTTGACTTCGACAAGATAAAAGAACCAAAAGGCAATTTTCAAACTCGTAGAATTAATTTTGTTTATGACTATCCGACTAAACTTATTTTGCCAAAGGACGAGCCATGCTAAACTATCTTAACAAACAAATTGACCAGTTAGTGAATATATGTTTGGTATTGATAAGTATAATTACATTTTTTCTCTTATTGGGGCTGTGGAAATTTGGAGAAATTGTTATATGGATAATAAGATTATTGATTAAATTAATTTTTAAAGGAGGATAATCATGTTTTTTTGTAGAAACCATTCTTACGTGGTATTTTTTTGGAATAAAAAAAGATGTCCTGTTTGTAGCGACCTCGATGCTTATGGACGTATACATGCCGGATTAATAACAGAAAAAATGGAATTTGAAAATGATTTACAGAAACTTGCAGAAAAAATTGTTTATTTAGAAGAAGAAAAAAGGAGCTTGGAAAATGAAGCATGGAATTTAAAACAAGAAACAAATCAACTTAAAATAGATTTACAGGGTGTGGAGATGCGCTTAGCGCAGAAAGAAAAGAATGGATAACAGCCTCGTACCTATTATAAAAGAGCTGGAAAGAGTTTATGATTATTTGGCTAAAGAATTCAATTTAACAGCAGACCGTCCGGTTCTTACTGTTCAAACCCGCAGCCGTCAGAAGAATACTCTCGGCTGGTTCTGGCATGATAAATGGAATCTCGATAAAAAAGATATTCCCGAAATAAATATATGTGCTGAGAATTTGAATAAAAATCCGATAGAGACCTTGGTACATGAGATGGTACATTATTCGTTGCATGTGGAGAAGGTTGATGACTGCAACGCGCAAGGCTACCACAATAAACACTTCAAAGCGCGAGCTGAATTGTACGGTTTAAACGTAGAAAAGAGCGGAAGACATGGATGGGCGTTTACTTCTATTTCTCCCAAGCTCGAAGACTTGTTAAAAAAGATAGAAATAAATTATGAAACATTTAAGATGGTAAGAAACATTACCTCCACCACGGTCGCTCCTACAAAGATGAAGAAGTGGACTTGTGATTGTACAACTGTACGTTGCGCGACTGATTTAAAAGCTAAATGTAACTCTTGTGGAAAAGATTTTAACGAGGAAGAATAAATGTTAAGACATTCTTTTAAATATCGAAAGGCTAATTCTTGGATGGGAAGGTTCGGGGGTGGATGGCAATGGAAACTCGGAATTCAACAAGGTGGAAATAGTTTACTTATTAGTTTATTAATTTGTGAAATTTATTTTTGGATTGAATAACATGAGCACATACGAAAAAGGATTACAATTAGCATGTCTCATTGCCGAATGGCTCAAGCCCATTGATAAGAGAGCTCGTCCGACTAAAGGCAGTGGAAATAAAGGACAAGTAGCCGACGTACAAAATAAATATTTCATAATTGAGGCAAAGAATTGGGACGTTGGCAATATCATCATAGATAAAGGAATCTGGGATAAGTTATTGTCAGAGGTTCCGTCTTCATCTCAACGGTTGCCGATGCTTGTTCAGCAGAACGCACAGGGGGATATTGTAGTAAGTATGAGGATTCAGGATATATTTTCAATTATTTATCAAGCATATCCAAAGGACGAATAAAATGAAAACATTTAAACCTATGTTATGTCCAAATGAGGTTGTTAAAATAGAAGATATGAAGTACCCATTGTTTGCGTCGTATAAACTGGATGGATGTCGTCTACTTTTCAAAGACGGACAAATGTACAGTCGTTCGCTCAAACAATTCCCAAATATTCAGCTCCGTTCTCGTTTTGAATCTCTGGCAAAATTAACAAAAGAAGAAAATATTATATTAGACGGAGAACTTTTAGCAAAATCGCTCACCTTTAATGAACTCAGCGGATTAACTCGACAACTTAATAAGGAGCTTCCGCCAGACTTATATTTTTATTGCTTTGATTTAATAAACGATAAAAATTATGATGAAACATTTGAGTATCGAATTTTGAATTTAATAAGATTTCAGGATATATTAGAGAAAGAATCCAAATATATAAAAATAATCCCACAAAAAATTATCAATAAATCAGAAGAAATTAATTCTTTATATGAAGAAGCCATGGAATGGGGCTGCGACGGGCTGATATTGCGCGCTCCTGAAGGAAGATATAAATTAGGCAGAGCAACAGTAAAAGAAGCATTGGCGTATAAATTGAAGCCATTCCAAACCTTTGATTCAACAATAATTGATATAATCCAAGCTACCGAAGTATTAGAAACAGCAGAGAAAAAAATCAACGAGCTTGGGCGGAGTGTAACTTCTAAAAAAATAAGAGACCGAGTATTAATTGATAAAGCATCTGCGTTTGCTGTTATGTATGAGGGAAAAGAATTAAAAGTAACAATTGCAGCGACTGACGAAGAAAAAGAAGAGATATGGAAGAATAGGAAATCATATATTGGACGTTGGATAGAATATAAAGGAATGTTGGTCGGAGCAAAAGACTTACCACGTCATCCTACAACACTGAGGCTACGCCCAGACAAAGACTAATATGGATAAATTAACTGCACAAATAAAACAACTTAATATTATTTATCGCAATATGACTGAGAATTATTCTATACTAAAAAAGACGTATAGAAATCATTCGTCTATCAAGCAGAAGTTCGTCCTATCAGAAGAAATATTTTTACAGGGTTTGATGTTGATTCATGATAAAATAGAGGCAGCCGAAACCAAAAGAGAATTTACTCGTATTATAAAAGGAGCTAAAAATGGGTAGAACTAAAGGAGCTGTAGGAAAGAAAAATAAAAAACAAGATAAAGTTACTCAAGAGCTCTTATCCAAGGGAACAGATATAGTAAAAGAGTTTGATGAATCAGCCTCGGTTCTTGTTGTTCCAACAAAACAGGTTGATGTGATTGGGACTATAACCTTAGACAAAGAAGCTTTAAAAAATCAACAAGAAAAACTTGCCATAGCCAAAAAAGTCATGAAGGATATTAACCTTCAATATAAAGACCCTACAATGGTCAAGATGGCTGTCGATGAACCTCTAAAAGAAAGTGTTTATTTTGATATTCCAGACATTGATAAATTTTTTGATGGGGGAGCGGTAAGGGGAAATTATGTTATTTTTTGGGGCGGGGAAGGTGTAGGTAAGACTACCCTCGCGCTGCTTCAGATTGCCTGGGCGCAAAGGAATGGATTGGTCTGTGCTTATATTGATATGGAACATACGCTTGAAAAAGCAAGAATGACTGAATGTGGAGTGAATATTGACGACCTGCTTTTAATTGAAGGTTGCGACAATGCAGAACAAGCAATGGATATTACTATAAAACTATCTACAGAAAAAGCCGTTGATTTGATTATAGTGGATTCCATTCAAGCAATGTCTCCAAAAGAAGAACAGTTTGAAGGTAAGAAATTAAATAAAACCCGGTCAATGGAAAAGAATGAAGTTGCTTCATTGGCAGGAAAAATGGATAAATTTTTACGCAGAACTTCCGGTGCTGTTTATAAAGCCAAGATTGGCATATTCCTTATCGGACAGGTTAGAACTCAAGGCATTGGGTCTTTCTATACGCATGATGGATTGAGCGGAGGTCATGCTCTAAAACATTGGTCTGTACTCACTGTATATCTTCGCAAAGGACAAAAAGACGACGCTCCGTATGAGGAGATAGAAATCGACGAAAAGGACGATAAAGGAAAGCCAAAAAAAGAAAAGAGATATTTAGGATTCAATTGTGTTATGAAAATTGACAAAACCAAAAAATCAAAATCAATGCCAGAATTATCTGAGCTACAAATCCCGTTTTGGTTCGAATCAGGATTTTTTAAACCAGAGGAGAAAAAATGAACTATCTTACTTTTTTATATTGGAATAATTTTTATTATCTAACTGCAATATCCTAATAGGAGAACCTGTGAAACTTTTAAATATCAGCAATGAAAATCGATTAATAACTCTTTTTTGTCGAGAAGACAATGGAAAACAAGTAATCTATCCCATTGACTCTTATTTTCCTTATTTCTATAATTACGACGAAAGAGGACAGTTAATTGCTTACGATGGGAAGAGGGTCAAAAGAATTAATTGTAAGAATCCTTCTGATATTTACAAGATGAAAAAAGATGATAGTCCAGAATCAGATGTGATTTATTTTAAGAGATTCTTAATTGACCGCGTACCCGTAATTGAAAAGACGACAATCAAATATTTCTTTTTAGATACAGAAATGTTGACCAAAGAATTGCCAGACCCGCGCTTTCCTATACAGCCTGTGAGTTGTATGTCTATCTATAATTCTTTATATGAGAAGGTACAAACGTGGTACATATTGGACTATCCAGGAACACTCGAACAACAAGAACGGCAGCTCTTCCAGGATGCGATTAAGTATATCAAAAGCGAAGCGCCCGACCTTATTCTAATATGGAACCGAGATTTCGATTATGACTATCTTTATAATAGGTATGATAAACTTTTCAATCCTGATGTTGATACCAGTAATAAATATCACATGACAAGAAACGATTTTGCAACGGCTATAAGTCCTATTATGAGAAATCGGTCAGGACATCGGGAAGCGGAAACAATGTATCCTGCTGGAATAAGTATTGTTGATTATCTTGAGTGGTATAGGAAGGTTTATAAAACTCTCATGTCATATGCTTTAGACGATGTTGCTCAAGAAGAATTGGGAGAAGTATCTTGGGGGAAGACAGACTTCTCAGTATTGTCTCCAGATATAAAAGCAAAAAATATAAATGATGTACTGAGGATGGCGAAAATAGAAAAGAAAAGACAGCTTATCCCTTATTATGACGAAACGAGACGAATGTCAAAAAGTGTTTGGGAAGACCTTCATTGGAACTGTTTAGATGAACAAACAGAAATTCTAACAAAAAACGGTTGGAGAAATAGACTTACAATATCTAAAACCGACGAAGTGTTGAGTTTCAATTTATTTTCTAAAGAATATGAATATACTCCGATTATAGCAAAAATGGAAAGTTTTTATAAAGGAAACATGATTAATTATGAGCAAGGAAGAGTAAATTTCTGTGTTACTCCAAATCATAAATTTCCTATGATATTTACAAGAAATGAAGGAAAATATACAGGAACAGAAGAAATATGTTTTGAATATGCAAACTCTATTCCGACTCAAAGAAGAAGATTTATTTTGGGAAGTATGGGATATAAAGGAGGAAAGAATAATTATTTTAAAGATGAAGAAATTAAACTCTGTGCATGGATTATTACAGAAGGACATTTTTTACCAGGAAGCACAAGAGAGTTTGGGGGAGGAATATACATATATCAATCAATTAAAAACGAAGAAAAACAAAATGAAATAGAAAAAATTTTAAAATCGTTAGATATTCCTTATAAGAAAAAAATTGATAGATTTTTTATTCCTTCTGCTTATGCCACAAAGTATAGAATATTATTAAACAATAAAAAACAAATTCCTGAATTATTTTTTGAATTGCCAAATCATCAAATGAAATTATTCTTATCTGAAGCTATAAAAGGAGATGGGCATAAAGATGAATTTAGTCCGTCGGCTTATATTTGTACTTCGGACAAAATTTTGGTTGAACAATATCAAAGATTAAGCGTCTTAGCTGGGTATAATGCGTATATTAGACAAGAAGATGCTACAGAATGTATGCACAAAAAGCTATTAAAACCCACAATTACATATTATGCTTGTATTTATATAGGAGATAATTATACTATCGAACACAGTCCAAAATGGAGAAAAGAACTTTTTTATAATGGAATTGTGTGGTGTATTCAAACAAGTTTTCAAAATTTTATCATTCGACGTGCTGGAAAAGTAATGGTCAGCGGTAACTCAAAAATCATCGACCAGCTTATTTTGTCAGAAGCCAAACTTCAAAACATTGTTCTTCCTAAAAAGAAATATGGAATGGATATTCCAGAAGGAGATGCTGAAACATTCGAAGGAGCATATCGCAGAGCAGAACCAGGACGCTATAAATCCACAGAAGAATTGAAATTATGGAAAGTAGATTTGGCTTCAGCGTATCCTCAAGCTATAATAGATTTTTGTTTAGATACCAGCAATATTGCCAATGAAACAAATGCTTGTGGATTGGGAATAGCAATAAATGGCAATATTTTTCTTCAAAATCCAAATGCTCTTTTGCCATCTGTAGCAAGAAAATTGTTGATTAGAAAGGCAGACTTAAAAAAACAATTAAGTTTAGTTGACCCAGAATCTAAAGAAGGAAAAGACCTTCAAACTAAATATGACGCTGCCAAGGGTCTTGTTAATTCTTTATTTGGAGTTACTGGATTAAAGATTTTTAGATTATTTGATATTAGAGTGGCAGGAGCCATTCCATTTCTTATTCGTGATGTACTGCATTATGTAGAAGACAATAATGGATTGAAAGTAGTTTATACAGACACTGACTCATTATTTATACTGTCAAAAGAAAATCCCACAGACAAATTAAATCTTCTGGTACAACAGTGGGTAAAAGAAAAATATGGAAAAGACAGTACCAATATCGAATTTGAATGTGAAGGCTACTTTGAAAAAATTCTTATTATCACCATGTGTAGATACAAGGGCTGGCTCAGAAAAATGAACGGTAAGTTAAAGGTAGAAATAAAAGGTATTGAATCGAAGAGGAAAGATTCTTCTACTTATATGAAAAAATTTCAAACAACGCTGATTGATAAGGTAGTAAATGAAGAGCCATATAATTCTACGCTTGCCTGGATTAAACAAGAAATGGAAGCAATAAAGAAACAGCCAATAGAAAATATTGCATTTCCTTGTAAGATTGCAGCCGGGAAGGAATATGTCAACGAACCTATATTTGTCCGCGCTCTTAAATATGCTCAAGAACTGGCTCCGCTATTTAAGAAATATTCAGGAGATGTATTTTTCTGGTTGTATGTAAAACCATTTGGAACTGAAACTCGAATGGCTATGAGAACTCATAAGGGTGTTCGCGCTCAGGAAGAGATTAAAAAAGAAAAGGATGTTATAGCTTTTGATTTAGATAATAAACAACACGTACCAGAAATAGATTGGGATAAGATGATTGAACGTAATATCCTCAATAAAGTAGAAAATATATTTGAAGCTTTACAGTGGGATATGACCAGTTTATTGCCTCAAACAATTTCTAAAAAAGAACTTAACAAAGCAATAAAAGAAATAACTCAGGAAGATATATTAGAAGAATTAAAAAGACGGGGAGTTGTAAAATGAATATAGATTTATCTAAATTATCGACAGAAGAATTATTAAAATTAGCATCTTTAAAAGAAGATAAATTCGCGGAGGAAGTGTCGAAACAGACACGCCCTGTTTCCAACGGGGAGAGTGAGGCGCAAGTCCTCAACTCCGCTCCAATTTTAATTCCAAAAATAAATAATTATTCTAATGATTTTGATTTATCTAAATTAATAATAAAAGAAATACCATATTCCGAGGCAAAGCAATATATTAGTAAAAATCATTATAGCGGTTGTTTAGGAAGTTCTATAAGGACTTCTATTGGATTTTTCAATAATAATTTATTAGTTACAGCAGTAATTTATGGTTATCCAGTTGGGAGACGAGCAAGTAATTATTTATCACCAAATAAAATAGAAAATGCAGAATTGGTTAGATTGTTTAGTCAAGACGGACTACCTAAAAATACAGAAAGTTATTGTATTAGTAAATCATTTAAATTTTTAAAAGAAAACTATTCTGAAATAAAATATTTAATATCTTATGCTGATGGTGCTCATGGACATGTGGGATATATTTATCAGGCAACAAATTGGAAATATATAGGGTCGTCGAATCCGGGGAATGGAACATTTATTTTAGATGGAAAAAATATTCATCCACGAACGCTTTATGCAAAACATGGGACCAGTGATAGAAATAAAATAAAAACCATATACGGAGAAAGAGTAATCATAAAACATACCGAAGCAAAATATATTTATATAATGTGTTTAGGAAATAAAAAAGAATGTAGAGAGTGGTATTCTAAATTTAAGCAATTACCATATCCTAAAGCACTTAATGATACAATTGTAAAATAATAAATAGGAGAATATAATGAAATTTAAATTATCACTTCCTCGTCTTGAAAAGGCGCTCGGTTTTAAACTTCGTAAAAATGTATTTGTTCTTTCATTTGATACCGCAACTACAACTGGCATTGTGAAAATGTTAACAGATGGAAAGACTGCATCTTTTGAAACATCTACTGTTAAACTTCCAGATGTACCGGAAGATATAGAAGACAAGGCAGAAAAGTACGAAGAACGCTTGGATATGTTGTTGACTATCGTTCGTGATTTTAAAAAGACGCTGGATATAAAAAAAGATTATACTATTTTGGTATTGGAAAATTCTTATGCAGGAAAGAATGTTTATGGTTATGGATTTTTAAAAGGATTCATGGGCTTATTGTATGCAGAATTTTACGATGTAGTTGACCATGTAGATATTTTATTTGCTTCTCAGGCGAGAAAGGCAGCAGGATTTAAATCTTCCATTCCAAAAAAACATGGCATGAAGCCGAGTGAGGCAAGGAAAAAAAGAAAGGCTGAAATCGTTGCTTGGGTATCTCAAATATTAGGAAAAGATATTGAAAATGATGATGAAGCAGATGCGTTAATCTTAGCTTTCGCCGGAGCGAAGGAGAAATAATGGAACATATACGTCCAGCACTGAGAGATAAATTTGGAAATACTATTTATCCTACAGGAAATGAATGGATTCTTGCTTTTGCTTTGAATGGATGTGAGTGGGCGAGAAATATAGTACGGCAGCAAACGAGTACGGAGATAGAAGAAAATATTAGAAAGGAGAAACAATGAAGATAATTGTCGTAGTGGGAAATATTGGTTCGGGAAAGAGTACCTATATTCGTAAATTACATACAGCATTTAAGAACGATACTCCTCCTTATATTGTTATTGCGCGAGATACGATTCGTTATATGATGGGTGGGGGAAATTATGTTTTTAATCCAACTTTAGAAGAAGTTGTATGGCAGTCTGAGATGTATATGATTAGGAGATTTTTACAAAAAGGATGCAACATTATCGTTGACGAAGTTGGTATTAGCCGGGATATGAGAAAAAAATATATTCAATTGGCAAAAGAATTTAATTATGATATTGAAGCTCATGTTTTTCCTCGTTTAACGATGCAAGAAAGTGTTGACCGCAGAATGAACAATCCACATGAATGTCCAGACAGGGAGCTGTGGGAAGGAGTTTGGAAGAAGTTCGATAATCGATATCAAGAACCTACAGTAGAGGAAGGATTTGCTTTTATTAGATACATGACCAGAGAAGAGATAGGAGTATAAGATGAGATGTATCGTGTTAGAAAGTTTCACATTTGAGATTGCAGTTGGAGATATTGTTGAACCATTGGGTTATGTAGATAGGGATGGACTATGTTCGGCTGTGATTTATCATGATGGTAAATTTAAATTAATACCTCTCTGTCATTTAGAAAAAGTAGAAGAATATCCAAACCCAAAAATTATTCCACCCAACTATGAAACTTTAGGAGGCAGTCAATGAAATTTAGAGACCAAGAATTTAATGAAGTAAAAGTAATATCGGCATTTAATGAATTTGATTTGTCTCAAAAAATATCAAATGTAGCAAATCAAAGAACTATTATAGATTTACAATTCGCTGTTAGCAAACAAATAATACCTGCTTATATGGATGAACAAACCCTAACGTATGTTTGAGAAACATCTCATTACGAATATTTTGCAATACTGTTGTTACAATAATAAAGAAAGGAGGAACAACGCATGATTACAAGCTCAGGAGTAGAAAAGGACTATAACGATATAGTCAGAGACGAAAAACAGGACGGTCTTGGAAAGCTTTTGTCTGTATTTCGACTGGTGTTGAAGTTGATGGTCAATATCAGAACGAATACTGCTTTGCCAGAATCTGAAAAGGCTCGCTTGTTCGAAGAAGCAAAAAAGAAACAAACGGAACAGAACACCAAGAAAGAAGTAGGAAAGTAATATCGATAGAGGTAGAGCTTTAGTCTCTGCCTCCCAACTATGCGTTTTATAAACCAAGTTCCTAAAAGGAGCCGACCGTGAGAGTTGTTTACTGCGACCTTTGTGGTACGCCTATTCGTGGAAAAAAATACGTCCAGATTCTTTGTGAGTGTAACGAGAATCCACAAGATTCTGAAGTAAAGAACAGTCTTGTACAGAACAGTGAAGCAAAAGAAATCTGTGAAAAATGCAGAGAAATTCTTTTGAAGATATTTGAGCTGCGGTTTGTAGATGGTTGTAAATTGACAGAAGAATTACAAAGACTTTATAATTTACCAGCTAAAAGAGAAGAACACAAAGCACATACAAAAGGAAAGAAAAAATGAAAATAATGATAGCCTCAGATTTCCATATAGAAGAAAGTTCCTTCGGAGAAATAGATTTTATTTTTGAAGAACTTATTGCGTTAAAAGAAAAAGAGAATATTGATGAACTTTATTTACTGGGAGATATATTCGATAAAATTTATCCGAGCCCTTTGGAAATGGATTGTTTTGCTTCTTTCATCAAAAAAATAGATTTACCTACAACCATTGTCATTGCTAAAAGTCATGAATCAGAATCTGCGGTCAGTTCTGTATTAAACCATTTTGGTATTTTAAAAGACAATATAAAAACATATTTCGAATGGATAGAAGTAGAGCCACAGACAAATTATAAAATGGGATTGGGACATTTTTGTATTAAAGAATCCTTATGCGGATTTAATGAAACGCGCAGCATTAAAGATTTTGTTGGATTGCGTTTGGTGGTTGCCGGACATCAACATGTTATGCAGGTGGTTGGAGATTTCTTTTATCATATAGGGTCGGTAAGATATGTTAACTTTGATGAGGTAAGAGACAAATGTAAGTATGTGGGAATACTGACTTTAAGTAGTAGTATACGTGATTTCTCGTTAAAACCCCTAAAAACACCCTTTCCGATGGTGGACATATACTTTACTGTTTCCACTGAGAAGATGCAACAGTGGGTCTCCAGCAAAGAATTAGAAGGCAAAAACAAGGATAATGCCGAGTCTTTAGCTGTTTTGACCAAGAAGCTTGATAGAATACCACCTAACTCTAAGGTACGTATAGTGTTAGGAGATTTTGAAGCCTATAAACAATGGCTCACAGTAACCGAGCATTACCGCGAACGATTCTTTAAGATGAAAGAATTGAAAAAATTCGAAATAAAACTTCAGAACATTCAGCCGGAAAAAAAGACTGCGATTCATCTGGAAAAAGACCTTGAGATATTTTTACAGAATCATCCAGCTCAAGAATCGATTAAATCTATTTTGAGAGGAGTGGTAAAGAAATGAAATGTAAAAATTGTAAATCAATGTGGAAAATAGAAACTGCTGGAGATGGATTTATTTGCGCTGGAATCAATAAAAAACCATCGGTTCATCCTTTAGATAAAATAAGACTTTGTATCAAAGCAGAAAAATGCTACAGAGAGATGGAACTCACACAAAGAGAGGCTGGTTATATTTGTTCAGCACTTTCAATGTGTTCGGCTATGTTATCCAAACCAATATTAACGAGGATAAAATGAGACTAATAAAATTAAAGTTGACCAATTATCAACTATTCGAAAACTTAGAACTGACGTTTGATAAGATAAATTTTCTTATTGGAAAAAATTTCGATGTAGAAGACCAGAAAAACATTGGTTCCAATGGGTCTGGTAAGACTTCAATCATTAATGCTATTCTTTTTGTATTGGGAATAGAAACAGGTATCAATCAGGCAGACCTTATTCATTTAGGTAAGAAAAATGCCGAAGTAGAACTCGAATTGGAGAAGGATGGAAAATCTTATCTCATTCGCCGTTCTATTCCTTCTTCTTTGTATCTTGCAGTAGATGGACAAGAAATAGAACTTAACACCGCCACTCTCAAAGAAAAATATATCTTTGACCATATTTGTACCAAAGAATTATTTAAAGAGTTTCGTATGGTAGACACTAAGAAAGGTACGAATGTTCTTGATTGTGGAAGTGTGTCTTTAAGAAAAATGCTCATGAGCTGCTTGGAAGGGGAATTCAATACAATCAGAGCAAATCTTCAAGCAACTAAATTAGACCGCGAGCGTTTTAATGTCAATAAGAAACTTTATACCTTTACTCTTTCTGAGAGACGGTTAGATTATTTGACTGGAGAAGAAAAGAAATTATTAGGCATATTACCTCAAACAGAAAATATCTGTCAAGACCAAGCAAAGATTATCAATAATTTATCTGGTCAGATTTCTGCCAGAGAACAGATGATATATAATAAAAAGAAAGAACTTGTTGATTCGCTCAATGGCGGAATTTGCCCCGTTTTAAAGAAGTCCTGTGCTGAACTAAAAAAACCAATTAGCGAAGAAACAAAAAAACTTGTTGACCAAGATATTAATAAATGGACAAAAGAAATAGAAGAATTAAAAGAACAGAAACAAGTCGAAGAAGAACTTCAACAGCGCTATTCTGAGGATAAAGAAATTATTCGTAAGAAAGGGAAGAAGTTAGAGACCTATATTATAAAACTGACTCAGGCATTTAAATTTGCTGAGTATAAATATACAGCTGCGGATGTCATGGAATATTCAGAGGCAATTAAGCTATTCGATGAGTTTGCTGCTTATGAAATAAACAATTGGCTTCAATCATTGGAAGAAGTTATCAATACTCTCCTTCTCAAAGTGAATATCTCGGTGAAGTTTAGTCCTGACAAGCAATTTTTAAAAGTAACAAATAACGGACAAGAATTAAAATGGGAACTTTTATCAGGTGGACAGCAGACCTTTCTCTCCATTGTCTTTAAGATGGCTATCATGCTTCAAAAAGAAATGTCTGGTATCATTCTTGCAGATGAAGGATATGGTAATTTAGATTTGGTTAATTTAAAAAATCTTTTGGAAGTTATGAAAACCATACCTTTTCAGTTGATAGGCGTGTATCATAATATAGAAACAAATTTACCGGACGTAAAATTTATCACAGTAACCCGAAGAAATAATATTAGCCAATAAGGAGGGCAAATGTATATTCATCACTTAATTGATATACAATATAAAAATATAAAATTTTGTTTAGATTTTGATAGTTTTTGGTTCTACGGAAAGTGGTTTAAACAACATATTATTCGCCGAGCTAATAAATCTTGGTATATTTGTGGAAATTTATTTAATCTAATGTGGTATTTTACACCTGAATATTTACCAAAGGAGTAAACATGGGAAAAATAAAGATATTCAAAACAATACTCAAAGACGAGTGTTGGGTATGTGGAGGAAAGAAATGTCCAGCGTGTCATAATACTGGATATTGGGAAACGAGTATTTTCTATCATGTTTTTAAAGGCAAAGATGGAAAAGAATATTGTATTGATGGAGATTCAATTAAATAAGGAGGAATCATGCAGTATAATCAGGTTATGGTCAGTGCTCGCGTAACAAAGGATATTGAAGTTAAGGATGTAGGACAAACACAGGTTGTTAATTTATCGGTAGCAATAAATCGTAGCTACAAAGTCAAAGGCAAGAATGAACTTCAACAGGAAACTGTTTTTATTGAAATAGTAGCTTGGGGAAAACTTGCTCAAGACTGTGGTCATTTACTTGCGAAGGGTTCTGAAATTTTTGTTATTGGAAAACTCAAACAACAATCCTGGGAAGATAAGAATACTCATGAAAAAAAATCTAAGATTGTTATCGAAGCCAGCAAAATTATTCCTTTAGATGGTTCTGATACATCTACTGAAGAAGCATAACAATGAGACAACAAAAAATGCCAAGGCGATATGAAAGACCTACTAAATATGGAGGAACATATGGCAATTAAAAATATAGTTACTAATATCAAAGAACTTCGCAAACCCTGCGCTCTTGTTGAAAAAGGAGAAGATATTAAATCCATCATCAAAGACCTCGAAGATACCTTAGAGAAGCATGGTGGATTTGGATTGGCTGCTAATCAAATTGGCATAAGCAAACAAATAGCCATTGTTCGTATTAAAGACCCAAAAACAGGACAGCTTCGTGCCAAAGAAGATTTGATTAATCCTAAAATAATAGAAAAAGGACAAAGAATAAAAGTATCTGAAGAATGTTTAAGTTTTCCTCATTTACCTCCTATTGAAGTAGATAGGCATGTTTTTATTCAAGTTGAAGATATGAGTAATAAACCTGTTATATTTGTGGGTATTGATTCTTGCGTTGTTGAACACGAAATACATCATCTTTGGGGTATTACTCTTTTGGATGATAAACATAAAGATGTTAATCGGAGGAAAAGATGATAGGAATCTGGAAACAGAACCTAATCGGTAAAAAAATAAAACAAGGCAATCGTCTTCTAACTATAATCTCTTTAGATATGCGCCTGACAGGAAAGATAGATATTGAATTAGAAGACGAAAATCATTTACGTTTTGTTTCTGTTGTTACGGCAGAGCAATTAACAATAATTACAAAGAAGGCAATAGAATGAATACTTGGTATACTTCCGACCTCCACCTGGGACATGGCAATCTGATAAAATATTGCAAGCGTCCAGTATTACAGCCTATGGATTTATCGTTAAACGGAGATTGGATAAGTCCAGAACTTATTCGTGAGCGTACTGCTGAGATGGATAAAATAATTATTGATAGGTGGAATAGTAGGGTCAAAACCGGAGACCTTGTTATTCATGCCGGAGATTTCTGTTTTAAAAATAGCACTGAGGCGATTGGTAGCCGTGGATTTGATTTTTATCGTTCTCAATTGAACGGAGATATTGTTTTTATTGAAGGTAATCATGACGGGAAGAGAAATGATGTAAGAACTGTTATTCAAAACATGGTTATTAAAGCAGGTGGGGAATTCATCTATATAACTCATAATCCAAAATTTGTTCCTATGAACAAATGGAAGATTAACCTCATAGGACATGTTCATAATGCTTGGAAATATCAGAAACGGTCAGATGGTTCGATTTTAATCAATGTTGGAGTGGATGTTAATAATTTCATGCCAAAATCTATAAATGAAATATTGAACGAGCTTGCTACGTGGAGAAAATACGGAAAATGACCTGGATTAAATTAATTATTTTATTCTTATTTTTATATTTTGTGGGAGTTCCTATATTTCTCACTATCGTGTTTTGTGGTACTGTTTATTGGAAAGACTTAAAGAAAATTTATAGTTTAATGTTTGGAGGAAACAATGAAAAGCGCTTTAATTCTGGGAGGCACGAAGGGAATCGGTAGGGCTATTTCTTTAGCATTAATAGAAAAAGATTATGATGTAACGGTCATTTATGGACATGACCATAACGCTGCGAGAGAGTTATTTCTTAATACAATAAAAAAAGGAAATTTAAGAGCTGTTCAAGCAGACCTATCTACTGCCAACGGATATAATAAATTTATCCTCGACCAAACTCAACGATGGGATTGTGTTGTTTTTAATGTTGGAATAACCGATAGCACTCCTTTTGGAGAAATATCCTACGATTTTATACATAAGGTTATGGATACTAATGTTATCCTTCCTTTCTTAGCATTACAACAAATTAGTAATCAAATCAATGACAATGGGAGAATTATTTTTATCAGTTCTATCCTGGGAATATATCCCCATGCCCGGTCTATTTTTTATGGAGTTTCGAAGGCTGCGATTAATGCTCTGGTTAAGAATATGGTTAAATATCTTTCGCGAGGAATAACTATCAATGCAATTGCTCCTGGATTCTGTGATACTGATTGGCATAATTCAAAATCTCCTGAAAGAATAGAATTTATTAAAAATAAAATAGCATTACATAGATTTGCCACTCCAGAAGAAGTCGCCAGTCTTTGTATGGAGGTAATAAACAATCAATATCTCAATGGACAGATATTAGAGATAAGTGGAGGATATTCATATGAATAGAAGTTGGATTGTAAACTTTGACCCAAAAACTCTTTTATTTTCGACTAAAGTAAAAGAAGCATGTAAATCGTGCAAGCGATATGGAAAGAAACCCAATTGTCCTCCCTATACTGAATCTATAGAATATTATCATAGATTGCTCTCTAAATATAAAAGAGCATTTTTAATAGTGCATCAAGAATCAATCGAAGATAAAAACGATTGGGAAACTTTAGGCAGAGAATCTTCAAAGAGAATGGCAGAACACTTATCTGAATTAAGACAGCAATTAATTGATAAGGGACATTACTTTATTGTTTGTTTTGGTGCTGGAAGCTGTAAGAACTGCAAAAACTGTACAATTCCTTGTACACATCCAGACAAAGCATTTATGCCTGTAGAAGCGACCGGAGTCGATGTAGTAAAATTTTGTCAGGTTCTTTCTATAACATTAAAAGAGGAAGAGAAGATAAATATTACTTTTCCAGTCAAAGATACATTCTATCGCATTGGGATGGTGATTTATGATTAAATCTAAGAAATTCAATATTTTATTTACCAGTGGAGGATTTGATATACTTCATGCCGGGCATATTGCCAATCTCGAAGAAATAAAATCAAGGTGCAGCAAATTAATTGTAGGTGTATCTTCAGATGAGCTTTTGAAATCTTACAAATATACTCCTCCAATCGTCCCTTTAAAACAGCGCATGAGAATGATTGCTGCTTTGAGATGCGTCGATACAGTAATGATACAAAAAGAATTTATGGATATTCAGATGTTTATTGAATCAAAGGCAGATAAATTCGCGCTGTGGACTGGATGGAAAGACAATCCTAAAATACCAGAGTGGTATATAAAGAACGATAAAATGTTATGGATTCCTTACAATTATGGACTATCTTCTACTAAAATAAAAGAGCGCATCATTAAACAATCCTATAAAATAATCCGTTCGCAGTTACAGCGAGAACTTAAACAGGAGAACCAAAAATGACGATAGTAGAGAAATTTAATTTTATTCAATCTATTTTACGAGAAGCTGGAGTAACATATTGGTTATTCTGTGGTGGATTATTGTTAGCTTATAGAGACCATCGGTTGCCAGAAGACGACATTGATTTTGGGTTGTTGATGACAGACTATGAAGCCACCAAAGCCATACTTTTAAAATATAAAGATAGATGGACTTTGTTTAATAGGCGCTCAAGAGAACTTACTATAAAATTAGAAGGAACTAAATTTGATTTTGTATTTCATGAAATCAATCAAGCAAAAAATCTAATTTATATGTATAGCTATAAACAAAATCCATTTTGTAACATGAAATGGAATTATGAATGGAGAGCTATATTTCCTATTGATATATTTCTTCCCGTCAAAACAATGACATTCAATATATTTAATTCTACAGGACAAAATACAATATCTACTCCGGTGTTAGCGAAACCAGAAGAATACTTCGCTACAAATTATGAATGGAATTGGTATGTTCCTAAAGATGTAGGAAGTGCTTGTTGGACATATGACCTTAATCCGGCGAAAGATAAAAACTACAATCCTATAGCCGTTATCATGACTACTATAGCCAGGGATGAAATATTGTTAAAGGTACTTCCTTCTTATCTCCAGTATCCGGTTAAATTATATTTACTTGACCAAGGAACTCCAACCAAAGAAAAAGATAAATATTATACCGAACTTAGGAGCAAGGGGCATTTTATAGAATATGCCAACGATATAGGACTTTCGGCTGCAAGAAATTATCTCTTAGACCAAGTGGAAGAAGAATTTATTTTTATGACTGAGGACGATATAGAACTAACCACCAATCCTTATAGTTTATTTCAAAAATTTTGGAATAATAATTTAGGAATTCTTGGTGGTTTATTAATTCGTAATGGGAAAGAGCAGCATTACGAATATGCGCTTGAATTAAAAGATAACATTCTTAATTATGTTATCTCAGACAAAATCGACCTTTGTTTAAATTTCTTCTTAGCAAAAAAGAAAGTATTCGATGATATTCGATATGACGAAAATTTGAAACTCTGCGAACACACAGACTGGTTCCTTCGTTTAAAAGAACTTAATAAATGGAAGGTTGATTATACCAGGAATCTTCAAGGAATTCATCATACTTTCAAACCACAAAACTATATGAACTATCGTGGAAGGGCAGAAGGTTTTGTTGAAGAATTCAAAAAGAAATGGGGAATTGTCGAAATAAACAAAAATAACGAACTCACCAAACAACAAAACAATTTAACCGTGTTCGTTCTGACTCACGACAACGAACCAAACTACGAACTCTGTATGGAAGCTTTAAAAAATCAAGGTATAGAATTCAAACTGGATGTTATTAAGAATTTTCATCCAATGAGCGCTGCCTTTCAAGAAATGTTGAATCGCTGTTCTACTCCTTATTATGTCGAGGTAGACAGTGATATGATTTTGGAACCGGACGCTATAGAAAGATTATACAATGAAATTATCACTTCTGACGAAAGAACAGCCATGATTTGTCATAAACTTCACGACGTTCATCTGGATAAATCTATCGATGGAATAAAAATATATAAATACGACATATTCAAAAATTATCCCTATGAGAATGTCATGAGCTGTGAAATGGCTCAACTTGAAAAACTGGAAAAAGATGGATATAATTATATTAGGAATCCAGAAGTGATAGGAACTCATTGTCCTATTTGGACAAAAGGAACCATATTCGAGCGATACTTTAATTATATGGAAAAATTGAAAAAATTCAAATCTGATAAATATTCTTTTTTACTTAAAAAATTGTTATCAACTTTTCTGAACGACCAAACAAAAAATAATCTATATGCGTTCTTAGGAGCTGTTAGTAGTTCCATCATACCAGAACTTAAAAACGAAGAAAAAGATTATACCATTCCTATATTAACCAAGTTCGAATTATTAGATAAAACATTTGATGATTTTGTTTTTGATTCTAAACAAATAAAACCCATTCTTCAAGTAGAACCAATACCAACTCCAATAGATAATCGTATCTTAGTTTTACAAATTGCCGGGATTCCATGTGCAAACAGACCTTACGACATTAACCGTTTGATAAATGCTCATTCAACAAAATATAGGTCTCGACATATATTAGGAGGACAATATTCTAAAAAACATGCAGATATTCCTTATAGAGAATTTCCATTTGATTTATTGTTAACAGATGATAAAAAAGAAATTCTAAAACTTATTCAAGAAGCTAAAATCATTCATATTCATCATCGTATTGACAATTCTTTATTGCGAGAGATTCCCAAAAACAAAAAAATCATTTTTACGGTGTCTAATTTAGGTTCTTCTATTAAATTATATGACACACCAGAAAATGCAAACTATAACGAACATATTAAATCAATCACTAACATTTTAACAGTAACTGACCAGCCCATGCAAAAATTAGCATATAACTATCTCACCACAAAAACACTACCTTTGGTCAAATTCCTTTTTGGTCAAGCATCAATGAAGAACAATCCCGAACCTATAATCGTTTTTGCTCCGACCAATAGACGTTTAGATGAAGCTACATCTAAAGGATATTATCGTGTATTGGGCGTTATTTATAAATTACAATTAGAAGGACTGAAATTCAAATTTGATTTGATTGAGGGAGTCCCTTATGAAGAAAATCTAAAAAGAAAACAAGTTGCTGATATTATTATTGATGATGTTATCAATGAGAATTTTCACAATACGTCGATTGAAGGCGCTTGCTTTGGAGCTGCTGTTGTTACCAATTATCATGACGACAAATATCCATTCATAAAAACTACCTTAAATCAATTAGAAGACACGCTTCATAAACTATTGACCAATCCAGAAGCACTGAAATCCGCCCAACAAGAAATGATTAACTGGTCGAACAATGTCTACACTCCAGAAAATATTCTTGCTCCATTTGAACATATTTATGATGAAGTTTTAAAAGAAACTCATCCAACTATAGAATCAAACATGTCTACAAATTTAGTTCTACCTAAACAAGAAACCATTGTCGAACAAACGCATATCATGGAAGAATTGATTCAAACTCTTTCAGATATGAAAATATCTTATTGGGTGCTAAACGAAACATGCTTAGAAATAGTAAAGACCGGAGCCTTGTCAGAAGGAACAGACCTTCACTTCGGAGTAAGAACGATGGAAGAAAAGAATAAACTGCTCGCCATTACAGATGCGAAAAACATAAAAACTTCCATTTCAATAGAACCAACACGAAAAACAAAATCATACGGGCTTTATGGAACAACGATTCAAGTACCTGTTCCTTTAGTGCGATATTTAGAAAATCTATATCTCAAACCATTCAACGAAATAATAAAATGACTACCATAAAAGGCAATATTTAGGATTGTTGTAGACAACGAACAGAGGAGCAAAACAATGAAAATAGCAATTCTAATCACTACATTTTTAAGAGATGACCTCCTTTATAATACTGTTAAAAAAGCAATCGAATATTCCAACGACGATTGTTTTATTTTAATAGGAGACCAGAATCCAACATGTATAAAAGCTAACTTTCTTGAAGAATTATCTGGAAAATTGGCATATTATAGTCTTCCTTATGACTGTGGACTGTCTTATGCCAGGAATCGTCTTGTTGAGGTCGCCAAAACGTTGGAATGTGATTATATTTTGCTGATAGCAGATAGTTTACAACTTTGTAAACCGCTACCTCCAATAGAGCATGTTGAAAGACTGTTTAATCAATATCCTGATGTTGGAATTATTGGATTTTCTATCAACGGGAGAAAGCCACATCCGCGCAATATAGATTTAATTCCCGGAAAGTATTTTTATCAGTCTATTCCACAAAATTTACCTTATTGTGATATGGTATCTAATTTCTTTATCGCAAAAATTCGATGTTTATTAGACAATCCTTGGGACGAAAATTTAAAGCTATGTGAACATGAGGACTTTTTCTGGAGACTTAAAACCAAGACACCCTGGAAAGTAATATTCAATAATACATATTCCTGCGATTATGTAAAAGACCGCTCTCCAGAATATAATGCAATGCGAGTGAGATTATATGGAGAATTCCAAGAAATACTTAGAAAAAAATACAACATTTCTGAATGGTGGAGAAACCAAAGTGGGTTGTATTAATAAGGAGGACTTATGTACATAGTTTTAACCGGAGTTTTATATTTAAAATATACCGCAGGAAAATTCAATATTTTAATCAACGAAAACAAAGAAGTATTTAAAAAATACTTTGGAATTTACTTGTATCCCGGCTCTTTAAATATTAAAATATTAGAGCCAGAAAATTTAGCTCAGATACTCGACCAACAAATATTGAAGCCGTCCTTTGTCATTCCAAAATCTGAACTAATAAATATGCCGGAATATATTGGCAACGGACAAGCTTGGAAGTGCAAATTATCTTGTGATAAATTTCCCAAATATAAAGATTGCTGGCTCTTTCGTAGAGTAAATTCCAGGGTTAGGATAGGAACGTTTGAAATCGTAGCTGCTGAGGAATTCGTCAAACCGTTTGATTTAAAGGATGGAGACTCCATAACAATCGACATATATATTAATGAATAAACCCAATCAAGCAATAATTATCGGTGGGGGCGCTTCTATCAAAGAAGGCATCTCTTTGGGCTTATGGGATATGCTTAAAGATAGATTTGTTATCAATTGCAATCTATCCTTTCGGCATTTTTTGGGTACTTTTATGATTTGTGTTGATGGAGACGGATTTATAAAACGGACAGTTGAAATGCAAGCTCTACCGTTGATTTTTGCTCTTGACACTCATCAAGGCATTGAATATCCTTCGAATACTATTCTTTTTAAAGAAAGTCTTATTTATCATGAAAGAGATAGTTTTACAAAAGGTATCTATATGCAATCCCTGGTGGGAATTCCGGCTATTGTAACTGCCATTCAATTGTTACAAGGAATCGGATATATTTTTTTATTGGGTTATGACTGGTCTAAATACACTACCGACACTCATTTCTATCAAGACGAACATCGTGGACAGGGATTTACTGACTATTATGAAAAGCACAATCCAGATAAACAACTCGTTCCATTATTACAAGAAACAAATATCAAAATCTACAACGTATCTTTACAGTCAAACATTAATTGCTTCGAGAAAATTAGTTACCCAACAATGTTTAATATACTCGATGATGTTAGGTATGACCAAAATGAACTAAGAAAATACATAAATAAACTTGCAAAAAACTGATTTTTAGGGCATACTTACTATGTAGGACTGAAGTTAACGATAAGGAGATGAAATGTTCAAATATTGTTCAAAAACCTCACAACATGCCAAACTTCCCACCGCCTTTAATGTAAGCTCACAATCTTCTCATCCATATTTTAAATTATTCAGTCCTTTTTCTACTGAATTTTCAATTTCTATGCCTCAAAGCCCTTCAACCAGAGTTGATTCTGTTGAACGACTCTGGCAAGGTAGTAAATGTAGGGATATTGGAACTCCTAATTGGTATGTTCTTACAGGAAGAATAGATTGGAAAAAAGGTACAATTCCTGAATATGGAATTTGGTTAGGAGACAGTATCAGTACAGTAGATAAAGGAAAAGGAAGAAGAATTGTTTATATTCCTGCTTATATCGAATTTTGCAATCAAGTATTACTGCATCATCCCGAAATTTATGATAGCGTTAAAATTATGGCACAAAGTTTAGAAATATTTTATCTCTATGATTTTGATTATTCTATAGATTATGATACTTCGGCTCCATTGTCTCATGCTAAAATATTGGTTGATTATTTTAAACTGTTATTTAATTAAGGAGGATATAATGAGTTGTTTAGCCGAACCGGAAGGATGGTATGAAAAAACACTATGGGAAAAATTACTCGACATTGTAGCACATAGTATTTTATGGCTTGCAATTGTATGTATCGTAACTGCCTTGTTATTTGTCGGTATTATGTTTTTCATTGCAGACCCCATAGCTGGCGCTGCTATAGGATGTGGATTGATTATTATCATAAGTATTGGATGGGCGTGGAGACGTGTAGGAGACTTTTAATGGCAAAATTAATAATTGAAATCTGTAAGATAGAAGAAATCAAGCCAATCGACAAAGCAGATAAAATCGAACTCGCCATAATCAAAGGATGGCAATGTATCGTTTCTAAAGGACAGTATGAAGCTGGAAATCTTGTTATCTATTGTCCTCCAGACTCCATCATTCCTCCTAATTTGATTGAAAAATATAAACTCGAATTTCTTAGAGACGACGGTCGAGTAAAAACTATTAAACTGCGCGGAGAGCGTAGCGAAGGATTGATTTTAGATATAGAGTGCTTATCTATTTCTCTTAAACATAAATTAGGAGACGATGTTTCTAAAGAACTTGGCATTGCGAAATGGGAGCCTCCAGAACGCCAAGGAGAGCCTAAACCAAAAGAAACCTTTCGCAGCATCTATGAGAATTATAAAGAAGGAAAGATGTCATTGCGCCGATTTTTAAGAAAAGAATTATCCTTGACTATTTCAACCATTCTTCCAAGCAAAAAGAATCGAAAAAATCCCGCTTTCAGAGAGTATACTGACATTGAAAATATCAAACATTATCCTGAGATTTTTGAAGAAGGAGAATCAATTGTTATCCAAGAAAAAATTCATGGAAGTAACAGCAGGGCTGGATGGCTTCTTAAATATAAAGATAATTTGTGGGGCAAATTTATGTCTTTATTTTTTGGAGAATGGGAATTTGTCTACGGCAGCCACACAGTTCAAAAACATCCCCTATCCTGGAATAAAGGATGGTATAAAGAAGACTTTTGGTTAGAGATGGTACATAAATATGATTTAAAAAATAAAATCCCAAAAGGATATGTTGTCTATTTCGAAGTTTATGGAGATAAAGTCCAAGACCTTACTTATGGACTTAAAAATGAACGCCGTATAGTCATATTTGATGTTATGAAAGACGGAACGTATTTAGACTTTGACAAGATGATTGAATTTTGTCGATTGTCGGAACTGCCTATTGCTCCTATTCTGAATTATGGAGGAGGATATTCTAAATATATTATTGATGAACATACTTTAGGTATGTCTTGTTTGTATTTAAAACAAATACGAGAAGGTTGCGTTGTTCGACCACTAAAAGAAACAATACACCAAAAAATAGGAAGAAAGATATTGAAAAGTATATCAATAGATTATTTAACAAGAAAAGGGAATACTACGGAGTTTCATTAATATGAAAAATCTATCTATTGTATGGGCTGTTTTAGTGTGGTTTTCTGATTTTGCTCCAAGAGCCAATAAATCAATCTGGATAAGAAGGTGGGAATTTATAGGAAACTTAGTTGATAACGTACAATCTAAAAAACTATCACCAAATCAAAAAAATTTTATTAAATTTTTAAAAACTAAAAGCGGATTAATATGAAAATAATATTTCTCGATTTTGACGGAGTCTTAAACAGTGTCCGGTCGGCACATGCCTTTGGTGGCTATCCTTGGAATATTAACCCAGAAAGCATCAAACAATTCGACCCGATAGCATTAACTACTATTCGAAATTTCTGTAACGATTATGATATTAAAATCGTGGTCTCTTCTACTTGGAGGAAATCTTTTTCTCCAGAAGATTTAGGAAAAGCTTTAGACCTTCCTATTATAGACAAAACTCCAGACTTTCACATGTCCCGCAGCAGAGGCTTAGAAATACAATCTTGGTTTGTAAACAATCCAGGAGAATACGAATATGCCATCATAGATGACGATTCTGACATGCTCGAAACTCAGTTAACGCGATTTATTCAAACAGACCCATATGAAGGATTTGGATGGAAGAATTTGATGCAACTATATTCACTGTTTAATATTCCCTATAGAAAGCGACTCAATACTAAACAGAGGATAAAATGAAAAAACCATGTATCGATTGTTGCGGAACGGGTCTTATTTATGAATTATCCTATCACATACCACCAAAAACAAGCAAAATCCAACTACTATTTTCTAAGTGGTTTCCAAGATATTTTTCTTGTTATCAGTATCCAAGTCAAGAATCGTTTAAACGTGTTAGATGTCCAGAATGTTTTGGATTAGGTTATACTGAACTTGCAGCGTGTTTTGAATTATATAGTGATTGTTTTTATTGTCCTTCTGTATCTCACTGTAGAGATAAATATTTATCAATAGAACAAAAACAACAAAAATTATTGAGGAACCAGACATGAAAATAGGTATTGTAGGGTCTCGAAGAAGAAATCTTCGCTGTGATTGGGCTAAAATTTATAGAGAATTTGAACAAATCTATCAGCCAGGAGATATGATAATCTCTGGCGGATGTTGGGCTGGTGGAGATAGATTTGCAGAAGAGATAGCTAAAAAACTTCAAATCCCAATTACTATCTATTATGCTGCCTGGTATAAATTAGGAAAACGGGCAGGGATGCTTCGTAATGGAACTATAGCAAAAGAATCTGATATTCTTATCGCATGTGTTGCTCTGGATAGAACTGGTGGGACTGAAGATACTATTAAAAAATTTAAACAATTTCATCCAGATGGAAAATTAATATTATGTTAACAATAATAAATTTTATGGTTATTCCTAATTACATATCTATACAACCAATGAATTGTTTAGAAGATTTCGAAAGAAATTTAAATTATTCATGAATTAAAAAAATGGAGAGGGGTCATAAAATGAGCTATCTTACAGAATTCCAAGACGGAACAAAATTTAGGGGTGGAGATTTGATTGATAGCAAATGGAATAAACAACCAAATAAACCTATTAAAAAGTTATCCTGTACTCTTTTTGGCATAACAAAAGAGCTCGAAGGATACCAGTCTTATAATTATTTAATGGAGAAAAAAACAAAAATCAAAAGCGGAGCTATTATTCAATCCAACATCCCAACCAGGATTTTTATCTTAGGAAAGAAAGATGAAAAAGTAGATATGTGGATTTTTGATTTAAAAACAAAAAAAATAGAATTTGAAACCACAATACTTGGTATGGAATATCAAAACGCTCCGACGACCGGATGGAGAAGCTAATATCAGTCAAATCCAATACACAGCTTCACTCGCAACTCAGTGTATACTGGGGGAACCTCTTCCCACCAAGTATCATCAATTTCTATTCCGGCAAATAAGGTTAGATTGTAAGATTTATTTTCTATATTGTCATCTATCGAAGCGTTATTCAATAAGAAAAATGAATTTATCTTTATAGCATCATTGTTGTCGGGAAATTTTTGTATACTATCAATCAAACTCTGAGCTCCTTCAAAAATAAAAATAGTAGAAATGAACGGAATTTTTTCGGCTGGAATTGAGTACATAGGAATTTCAAAAAAAGCAAAGTACTTATCCGTAACTGAATAATCCATAATCTGCCATTCACTGACATATCTATTATCTTTCTTCATAGAGCCCATCGATGAACTCTTCATTTTTTTAATCAGTCGGGCTTGTTCTTCTTTTTTTTTGATTATATCATTTTCAGAAGTATCACTTTTAACAAAAATAGTTCTGATTTTATGCTTGTTATTTTCATATTGCATGTTTTTTTACCTCTTTAAAAATATTAGAATTGGTTAGACTTAAAATAAGTTTCAATTTAACCGTCTTTTCTACAGTGTGATAAGTAGAATAAGGAGCGGATACGGGCTCGACTGTTTCGCTCAACAAATCTCCGCCGGAAGAATTGTCTTCATAAAGTTCTATAAAACTATCTCCTGTTAAATACTTTGTTACTAAAATTACAGGAGTCATGACTGTTAAACTTCCAGACACAATCAAACGATATTTATTTTCTCCTATCTTTATAAAATATTTACTTTTACTCCCACTTCCAACAGAAACAATACTTAAGTCCATATCCATAAAATTGTCTGTTGAAAAAATTTTTTTATAAGTCCCTTGTAAATTCGATATATCCGTTCCGAATCTTAATTGTTTAGTAGGAGAAAATCGTTGATAAATCAGTTCTTGAATCATAGTAATAGGGCTTTTCCATCCTATAAAAGCTACATTAGAAAACTGCGGATAACCAGCAAAAACTTGATGTATTGGATATTTACAGACTCCTCCATGAGCCGGGCTCAATAGATAATAATTTCCTCCAAATAAACGAGGATATGGAAGTCCTCCTTCATAAATTAATTCGCTTCCGCGATAAATCTGATAATTAAATGTAGTAAAGGTTCTGATAGTTGCATTTTCTTCTAAATTATAAAAAACATTCAAATCTCCGCTATCGACAACAATATCTGCCTTTATATAAGGCAACAAATCCTCTGATATATCTAAATCCACATATGTGGTATAGTTAACAATTTCTGGATATAATTCAGTAAAATTTACAATTATTTCTCCACCATAATCTAATCTATTTCCTCCAATCGCAAGAGACTGCCACGAAGTTTCGTAAATTTTATGGTTTAAGAAATAATTAGCAGGAACAATATCAGAAAATTTATTGATAATACTTGATGTTTTATTTTCAATATTTTGAGACTTTTCCCACATTTGAGAGATTTTATGTTTATTTTGTAGATATTTCATTATATTTTCTCCAATTATTAATCTTTAAATAAAAATTACCAGACAGGTCTCCTCCCGCAAAAGAAAAAACAGATACATAAACAAAAACATAAAACTCGTCATTTACTTTTCTAACAAAAGTATTTATAGCATTAATTACAGGAAGAATACCATAACTTTCTTTTGTAGGATTGAATACAACAATAAGCTGCAATTCGGAAGAATTCGACTCTTCCCAGTTTTCTAATTTAAAAATACCATAATAAGGAACAGCCATTGTTATGGTAATATTTTCTTCTATCAAATAAGCTTCTGTATATTCTTTATAATTTATACTTTTTATTTTAATATTTAAATTTGTTATCTTGTCTATATCAATATCGTTTTTTTGACATGCTTCCCACAAAGTACCAATTTTATTTTTTGTTGCTTCATAGTTTTTCATAATTAATCCTCTGAGTCTTCTACATATTCTCCAGTAGACAAATCAAGCTTTCTATAATATCTTATTGAGTTATATGTATGAACCACTGGTTCTTCTGGATAGCCATCGTCATTTAAAGGAACAACAGTACCGTCTTCCAGAGTAATTGAGGTTAATTTATCTATTTCTGTGGATGTCATTGTGTTATCTAATGTCAAGACAACTTGCATAGCATTTGCACTTATGTTTATTCCTTTTATTCTCAAAGGAAATCCATTTTGATTGACATAGATATTAGGCTGAGTTGTATTAACTATATTTATAGAATTCAATAACTGCAATTCATAAAACATATAACCATCAAGTGTCAATTTTATGCTTGCAGAGGTTTTTGGATATACCAACCCTGTCGCAAGCGTATTGATATTCATGTCTGTAAGATTGTTCGTAATTCTCTCACCACACAATTTTCGATACTCTACAGCAGCGACCGCTTTTGCATAATTAACATAATTATAACTATCGTTTCTTACACGATATAATCCATCTGTTTTATCTTCCCACCTTGCTATAGATTTATAAAATCCATTTTTACAAGAGACTTCTTTATACGGAGCTTGACCTATATAGTAATATCCTAACTCTCCATTACTATCTGCCAAATAACTGCGTTGAGAACCATATGTAGCTTTTGTTATTTTAAATAAATCTCCAGTAGTCGAACTTAAACTTGTTCCAACATAGGCAAATGGAGTTTCTTCAGGAAGAACAAAGCCATATTTGGTTGTAGAAACAAACCAAAAATATTCTTTCCCTGGTTCAAATTTAAATGTTCCGGCATTAACTTGCTCTGCTATATCTTCAAAAGATAATCCAAAATCAGGAGAAGGTTCCCATTCTACAGCGCCTCCATTATTAGCCGGAGGATTCTGTGTAACATTAATTCCCTCTACATAATATTCTCCCAAATCAATCATAACTCCTTTATAATCTTCATCTGACGCATCTGGAGTAGGATTGTATATTTCAATATCATCCAGCAATATATCATAAGGACTAATCTGAGAATTTAGAGATGTCAATGGCAAATTCTTAACCATTGCCTGTGTTTGAGAATCTTCTGTATCTTTACAGCTTACTTTTATTTTTTCTCCAGAACCCAAGCAATTTAATTGTTCTATTTTTCCACTGAAAATTTCCAGTCCCTGTAAATAAATAATGACAGAGTTTTTTGCCGTTATTTGTGAATATACTCCTGCCAAGGTATAATCCATATTGTCATGATTGCGAGTCAATTCAAATACAGCAGTATTGCGTTCATCAGCAAGCTGTGATACTTCGATTGATGACAATATTAAATCTCCGGCTGCCAAGGCAACTCCATCTAAAGTAATAGAAAAATCTTCTCTTTTAATAAGCACAGGAGTTGTATATGGACTTGTCAAAAATCTTAAATCAGACTGTATTTGACTAAACCCTTCTTTCAAGAACTGAAAATCAACATTAATTTTGTATCCAAATATTATACTCAAATAAGACTTAAATGTTTTATAGTACTCTTTTAAAAAATCAAAAGAAGAATTTATTTTTCCATAAGAAGCCTCATCAATAACAAATAATTCTCCATGATATTCATCAGTTCCTATATACGTCGTACGATAATCTTCTCTATTAATAACATTTAACATCTGACTTGAGTCAGACAAGTCAAACTCAGTTTGGGAAGACAAATCAGACAAATCAAATTTAACTACTTTTCCAGCATCCAAAGCAATATATCCTTTTTCCGTAGAAAAATTGATTGCCAAATCCTTAGCTTTATTTTGAGTCAAAACTTGATTATTATATGTAGGAATCGCATCATCTATATTAACTTTAATAATCTTAGCGGGAGTAGTATCAGTAACAATATATAACTGTCCGTTATGAATAAACTTTCCTTCATATTCTTTCACAAATCTAATATCTGAATTTAAATCAGTATGAATCAAACCACTAAACCAAACATTCGAATCTAAATATGCAAATCGATGCATAGAAAACCAAACATTAGAAATTATTGTACGAGAAATATAATTTAAAAAACTAATACCAGAATAAATATTTTGAAGTCCTTTTGACAATATGAATTTAATATCTGAGGGAATATGTGCTTTCTTTCCAACAACTCTAAAAATAATATCTGACACTATGTTCTCTATATATTGATTGTTTACAAAAAATGATAATGAGTCTATAGCTTGCGTATCAGTATTAAAAAATTTAATATTAGATGTCAAATGCTCTATACGAGTTGCATCTAACACATATCGAATATCGGATTCGATATTAAACTGTCCAACAAACATCGAATACGCAGACAATGAACATTTCATCAATCGATATGTTACATATTCTGGTTCATAATTCCACAAATCGACGGTATCAGAGGTCAAAGAATAATGATGCGTATGATGCATCATTCCTTGATTGTGATAACCGCCCTGACCCCAGGTTTCTATTTCTTCTCCTGTGTCTCCTGAAATTGTATGAGAATCAAATTCTCCTTTTGCATATATTCTTAATTCAGCAATAGCAAACCGCACACCATACCAATGTGTAGATTGTGTTTTTATCATATAATAACTATAACTATCATTATTTGCAATATCAAAAGTCTTAGTTTCTCCGGTTGTCCAAGTAAGACCAGTCTGAGTATCTAATACAGTCCAATTTGTTCCATCATTACTTCCCTCAAAATAAAAATCATACATCGTACTGCTATCTTTACATGTTAATTTATAGCGCTGTACTATTCGAGGAGCTGTTAATGACAAATAAAGAAACCTGACTGAATCTGCACCATTGTAAAATTTATCAGAATAATATGTAGACTCATTTTCGTCTATAGAATTACTTGCTGGATATAATTCATCTGGATAATATCCACCATGAGCTGTAATTCCGGTAACTTGTGCCAGAGTCCCAGTATCTAATTGGTCTCCAGTAGTTGGAATGGTATTTCCTATTTTTAAATATCTATCAGCATAAGCAGTAACATCTTCCCACCCTTTTGGAGCAGTTCCTGTATTTCTATATAAACAATGAGCATAGCCAGAAGGAGTAATATCACTACCTATTTTTTTGATAAAATTAAATGCCACGTTATCAACTTCCCAAGTATCGTGCGTTGACTCAGAACTAATTCCGATAACCGGATGTTTATGTATTTTTGCAGTATTTCCGTTTCCTTGGTCAGAATCAATTCCTAAACTGGTATAAGGGTCTGTATAAAAACTATAGTTATGAGAATGAATTGAAGAAATTCCACTACCTAACGTACTTGTTCCTAAACGAATATAATACCCATCTAAATTTAACGACTCCCATCCAATAGGAACATCGGCTACATCTATCATTAAAATAGCTCCAAGCGGGAAAATATACTCATCAGTAAGACTGTTTTTATAAAATAATCTATATTTAGAATGACGAGGAACTACTTCAGAAGAATCTAAAGCTCCAGAAACATAATGCTGATGGTCAATAAAAGTACTACATTCTTCATAATTATCGCCACAATTCCAATCATCACCAATAGACATATCTACATTCCCAGCAACACTATGGTTGTGTTCAGTTGTTCCTCCAGTTTGCAAAGGAGTAGCATCAAATTTAATAAACCTTCCGTCATATGCTGTTTCTTCAGTCCATCCAATACCAGGATTGGTTGATTCATCATCCCAAAAAATACAAAGCCCTTCCGGGATTTTTATTCCTTTAAAATTAATAACAGAATCTATTGTTTTTTGTATTGTCTGAAAAAATAAAATTATTGAATTTATCGTAGTTGAAAATGTCTCTATAGAAGATACACATTCATAACAGCCTATATCTGGAGCATCTCCTTCATAGTCTTCTATATATCCAGCAACCACAACTCCGGCATCTATACAGGGAGAATCGCTTTCTATTTCCGCAGAAGTAGCAGACACTAATTTTGGATTAGAAATTATATCACCAACTCCAGCACTAAATCCTAAAGTAGTGTTACCATAATAACAATTATATTGAGACGTAATAGAATCTGTTCCTCCATATTTCTCATATACTGTATTATTTCCCTTAAAAATACAATCCTTATGTTCTAATGTAATATTATAACCAGAAATTGCATGTTTACATCCCTGAATTGTAGACTTATAAATTTTTATATTAGCACTTTTAGCCGAATACCCTTGATAAAATGCTGCATAATTAGGATAATTGGAATTAGTTGAATATATTAATCCGCGAGCAAAAATAATAGACATAGAACCATCACTCCGAATTAAAGTATCAACCAATCCGACAACTATCGTTACGTCTAATACCGTAACCCCGCCAGCTTTAATTCTCCATAAATTTGTAGTTCCCGAAGTAGTAATTATTACTTTGGTATAATCTTCAGAATAAGATTTAATAGTAATATTATAATAAATATCTGCCAGAGACGTTTCTGTATAGGTTCCATCTAAACAAATAACAACATCTCCATTTGAAGTACAAGAAGAAATACCCTTTTTTATAGTTAGATATGGATTTTCTAAGCTACCGATTCCCGTAGTATCGTTTCCAGTTGGAGAAATATACCAATTTGCCATTTTAAGCTCCTACAACAAAATTACCATCTCTGTCTATTTGATAAATTATTTTATGATTGTTTCCAGCATTGTCATTCCACTGTAATCCTAAAATAAAATAATTAAATACAACACCTTTTACTTGTGCTTGAGTAAAAACAACTCTGCGCCTTTTTGTATATATCAAACGAATATTATTTTTCGTATCGAATTCGAATATTGGTTGTTTCTGCTGTTCCAAAAATAAATATTCCTGCAATGATTGATAACTACTAAAAATTAATCCATGTACCAAATCCACTATAAATGCTTTGTTTTTCTTTCCATCATCTAAAATGAAATATTTTAAATCATTGAATCTCTGTTTCACTTCTTCAAAATGATTATCCATATTATCTTTTCCAAATTGTGATAGATGGGTCTCATCTTTATATATTGCCAACCAAAAAAAACCAAATTCCTGCAAACATTTTTGTATTATATCGTTTTCCATTTGAATTCCCTCAATAAAGTGGTTTAATATTGTATTATGTTCCCACAAAAAACATTGAATTGTCTATTCTTTATTTTTTACTGCTCGTCCCACTGAACCGTAAGAGTTTTTTGATTTCCTGCTCCAGTAGGTGTAGAAATTGTCGAAGTTGTCTGAGCTACGATATATTTAGAATATCCAGCAGTAGTAAATTTAGTGGCAGTGCCTTCAGTAGACTCAATATCCAAAGCACTTCCTACAGAAGTTGGAATAGCCGAAACAGCAACAATCGAAGTAGTAACAACAGGAGTCGCGAAAGCTTGATTCGTTATTGCATTGATAACTTCTCCTGTTAACAATGTTCCTGCCGATTTCCAAATCTTCATATTACTCAGCTCTGTAAAAGAACCTCCTACCTTAACTCTAAAATACTTTTCATATGAATTTTCTCCAATCACGATAGGATAAGAAGAGGTATTCAGATTTGGAGCATCAGTACTTCCAAAATTAAGATTAGTTAAAGAATCAGTTACGCTTTCTCCAGCACCATTTGATTCGCTAAATGTAATTACTGCACTCATAGTTATTTTCCTCCTTTTTCAATATTTTGTTCTATTATCTTTTTAACTTAATGTCCAAGATGTAAAATCATAAAACAATCCACTCAATAAAAAAACTTTTGTCAAAACTGAAGTAGTTGATAAATTAGATACTACCCAAATATCTCCATTAAAGTCTATATCTATTTTTTTTGCATTTTCTACCAACGTTCCAGATTTTGTTAAACTGATAGTAGTGATATAACTTAAATCAGATTTTTGAATTATTACAATCTTTGTTGGACTTCCAGCAATCAAAAAATAAATATAATTAGAATCGGCAACAATATCCACTACTTTCTCTGTTATACCAGCAGGAAGATTAATCCATGTAGCTGTACTTGTCGTTGTTTTATGAATCTGTTTTGCTAAATAAATATCGTCTTCCATGCCTACATATAGATAATCTCCAGAAATATATAAGGAGGTTATCTCATCAACATCAAGTTCTATATCCACCAATTTTACATCGGGGGAGGAAGCTTCTACCTGATGAAGATGACAAAAATCACTTCTGCGCTTATAAGACAGCCAAAGATACGGGTCATCTAAACAAAGCGCTGTAATTTGTTTTTCTGGGCGATATTCGAATTTTGTATTCATATTTTCCTTATAAAATTAATTTGAACAATACTTTACAACAAAAACAGGAGATTCGCTTCCACCATATTGAAAACTTGCAGGAATAACTACCTTTAAGTTGCAATACAAAGTACCGGCAACAGACAGCGCTCCATTTTCATCGTTCAAATATAAAAAATGACCGTCTTCACTTCCTGCCAAATTACTTCCTACCCAATCAGCTCCTGGAGTAGCAGCAGTAGTCGTTATACCTTTTATCCACGAATTATCGGCATTATCATCTCCAAGACATTTTAAATCAATAGAATCCATATCTTCATCATCCCAAACTTCCAAAACTGGTTCGCTGGCAGTCGCGCCATCAAAATAAAATCCTAATACATATCGTTTATCTTTATTCCCCATGTTGTGAATTTCTTTTAATAAGTTTGCAGAAACATCAGCAAGAAAATATTTTGCCACCGTTACCGCAACCGTAGAAATTAAAGTTCCCGCTTGCGTTAGCTGTGTAGCCGATGGAATAACTTCTCCATCTTTTACAGTATCACTTCCAGCAGAAAAAATTAATGAATCGGTAGATAGCGCCATCAACGTCCAATCAATGCCAGATGACGGATAAGGAAAATCTTGTGTATCTGTGTTTACATATACACTTAATTGTGTTGACATAAATTTATTCCTCCATTTATTTGCTTTCTATAAAATTCTATCCAATAAATCCTATTAAAAGTTGTTTTCATATTTTTACCAACACCCGGCTCTAAAAATTATAGTACATTCTTGATAATCTGTTCTCAATCCTTCTGCATATTCTATTGCGCTTATTCTTTTTACATTATAAGTGTAGTAAGTAGACGCTGTTTTATTGATTGATAGTACATATGGTGTATTGAGCACAATTGATGATTCTAATGTATCAATCAGAGCTGTCAATGCTTCATAATTCGCAGCTACCAATACAAATTTAATTGTCAAATCCCACGAATTCTCACCTGCATCACTGATAACAGAACCTTTTCCTCTTAAATTAGTATGTTCAACGAACAATTTAGAAGAATGAGGATAATTTGCTGACTGTACCAATGGAAATGTATATACTAACGTACTGCCATTGGAAGCATATAATCGAAAATAAACTGGTATACTCATGTTATTTCTCCTTAATATTTCTCTATAATGTCTTCTACAGCTTTATACATAGGAGACCCAGGACTGGTCAGTCCTTTTTGAATTTCATTGTTCATTTCAGTTACTGATTTTTTTAAATCTTCTGTTGTTTTTACCTCTCCAGATAAATTTACATCTATCTTACATTCAAGAGCTAAAGTACTTTTCTTTTCCTGTGTAGATTTAGAAGTGCTGCCATCAACACCGCTCAAAGAAGATATTTTTTTATTTTTAGATGATTCTGCACCACTTGTTGTACCTCCACTGATTGAATATTTACTTATTAACGAAGTCAAAGAATCTAAACTGGAAGTATTTGTAGGCATAATCAAATTTCTCAGATAAGAATTATATTTATAAAATTCATTAGCTTGATAGGTTTTATATGTATCAGCAAATTCTGTTTTAAATACTTCCAACGCATCTTTATCAAGACCTTTTATTCCTCCCCATCTTCCCTGTAAAGCTCCGGCAATATCTATAGCAGTACTCTCTCCATATTTCTGAGCAACTTCATATATTTTCATTGCATCAGAAGATATTTTATTCTGATTTAATTTTTCTTTAGAAATCGCCATCTCCATATCTAACTTTCTTTTTAATTTATCACCTTCTTGGTCAATTAATCCAAGAGCATCATGAAGTCTCGCTTCTTGTTCTAATAGTGTTCTTTCAGATGCGCCTCTGATAGTTAACTTTTCCATTTCATTTTTAATTATTATTTCCGTCAATTTTATTTCCTCAGCCTTAGAAGCTTCACTGGCAGCTACTTCATCTTTTACCGCTTTAATGCCATCTAAACGAGCTTTGACTCTTTTATTTGTTTCAGCTCCTTGTTCTTTCTCTAATTCAATAAGTTCTTTTTGTTTTTTTTCGTAATCTGAATATAGTTTTTTTACCATCGGGTCTGATTTTAATAAATTACCCAAAAATCCACCGGCTTCTATCGGAGCAATATCATTGACCAATGACTGTATCTCATCTTCTAATTTTTCTCTTTTTGGCTGAAATTCTAATAATATTTCTCGTACTACCGACCGAGTAGTAAAAATTTTAAACGTCTCATCTAATTTCTTATTAGCAGCATCTATATCTTTTGTATCTATAGAAATTAAAATAGAGGAACTATTTTTTAATTTTTCAATTGCTTTAGTAATTGTATCTAACATCTGATTATTCGCTGGAGTAGAAGCTGCCTTAGAATACGATTCTCTTAATTTTAACAATTCTTTTAAATTTACAATTTCTGATTTTCCTTTTTCTATTTCAGTAGATTGTTGAGCATATTGTTTAGTCAATTCTGCTCGATATAAAGCATATTTATTTACTAAAGCTGCGAATCCAAGCACTAACGCATTAACAGCATCTATCTTAGCTTTAAACACGTCTGTGTTTGCTATAGCTGTAGTCAATAAATTCCACGAAGCTGTTAATTGTTTTTGTTTATAAGCAGTAGTTTCTGAAATAATTCCTAATGCTTTTTCTGCCTGTCCAGCAGAAGAAAGAGAAGCAATACGAGCTAATAATGCGTTGTTATAATTTTGCATCATAGCCAAAAACGAAGTCATCTGCCGTTTTGATGCTATACCTGTAGCAATATCTAATTTCTGTTTTTCTGTTAAAGTGCTCCACTTAGCAGCAACATCATCTAAAATATCTCCAGCATTTCTATAAGCACCAGTAACCTGATTTGTGGCTTTGCCAGTCGCATCCATATATATAGGAACTCTCGCAATCTGTTCAATTGTTTGCTTTCCAGTCGTCAAGATACGAGCATACATAAATTGCAAAGAGTTTCCTGCTTCACTTCCTGATTTCCTGGTTACTTCTATAATACCAGTAACATGACCAAGGAAAGAATCAATTGATATTCCTAACTGATTTGCTGTAGCCCCAGCTCTTTTTGTAGCATCTGCCAAATCTTGAGCCGTAACAGCGAACTGTCTTTCAACATTTATCCACTTATCAACTACGGATATACTATTCTCAACCGGAATAGCAAATCCTTCAACCGCAGCAGTCAAATTATCTACAGTTGTTTTTAAATCAGCCCCTAAAACATTTGCAGCTACCATTGCTATTCTGGTGAGTTGAATAGTTTCAGCCACTGTACGTCCTTGTTGTGCAAATATTTTTGCAGCTTCCATTGCTTCAGATGCAGAAGTTCCATAAGCTTGAGCTAAAGCAACTAAAGCAGTTTTCATATGAGTATATTCTTCGGCTGTTCCTTTTCCTACTATTTGAATATGAGCCAATGCTGTTTCCATTTCAATCAAAAATTTACCTTGGTCTTTAATCAAATTAAAAACCGCTTGCATAGCAGCGCGCATAGCCATCCAGACCGGAGCAACAATCAAGGCTCTTCGCATTGCTAAACCAAATTCATTCATAACAGATTTTGATTTGGTTATTTTTCCATTAACAACATCAGAAGCCTGTCCAATAGTATTAAAATCCTGAACCGTAGCATCATGTCTCGCAGAATCCCATTTAATGCTGTTTAGAGAAGTATCTACCTTATCAATGTCAGAAGTAACTTTCTCTGCACCAACAGATTGATAGATAATATTTATAAGATTATTAAAATTTGCCCCCAAAGCCATGATAGTCTCCTACGCTACTTTCTTTTTAGAAGAAGTACACATTAAATAAAGGTCTGGAGCTTTTTTATCTAAAGACTTGTTAGTCTTTTTAGGAGTAGATTCCTTCTTCCATTCCTTATAAGCGTCTTCATAAATAAAATCTGACAAAATTACCTTGTCTACTTCTTTCATTTCAATATCTATCAATATATCGTTATAAAAATAAAGATAATGTAAATACAAACTTTGAAGTCTCGTAAAATCTATCGAATTTCTGAATAAACAAATACCGTTAATCTCTTTTGCTGCAATAAAGAGATTCATCGAATTTGTTCTTTTAGCAATCTGTCTAATCAATTCTTCAGCCTTCATATTAAAAAGTATATTGGATAAGCATTGTTCTATAAGCAGCTTCAGCAATAAGTTTCTCATCCAGACAATTTCTAAATTCTTCAAATGTTGGAAAAGCCTTTTTCCAATCATCTCCTATTTTTATGTCTAATACTAAATAAGTCATTACTTGAGTAACATAATCAAATAATTTATTTTCAAGAGAATCAACCAATAAATTGCTCTTTTTAATAACCAATATTCGGATTTGTTCATCACATGCTACAATATTATTTCTATAAGTCATCAATATCGCTTTGTCTATTTTTGAAGAAAGTGCTTCTCCTAATTTCATATTATAACTTTTCTTTTCTTGTTCGAGTTTAGAAATTTGTTCTTCTAATTCTTGAATATCTATTCCTCGTTCCTTGTATAACAATTTCCAATCTTTTTCAAGTAAGATATCTTTATCTTTAAAAAGTTGAGCAAACTTTCTACTTCGCAAATCATTCAGTTCTTCACGTTCTATTCCGGTTAAAAGACGAACGCGATATAAAGTATCATTGTGTTTGAATTCTATCTTATTGTCTTTTATCATTTCTTCAAGCAAGCTCATATCATGGGAATTCATTAAATCTTGAAGCATCTTTTTCGCTTCTTCTTCTTTTAAAGGTTGTTTTATATTATTTTCCATTTTATTGCTCCTTACTTTGTTTGGTTACGGAAAGATGAATAGCTTCTTTTCCAAGCCCATACGCTACCAATAATGATTTTAAATTTCTCGATTTTTCATACAAAAGTTCTTTTATTTGCTGCTTTAAAATATCTCTATCTGAAATTGTTTCAAAGCGCTTCATGGCTTCTCCAACGGTAGCAATAGAATGGTCTTTTAGGATTTGTTCCAGATGGTCTAAAGTTATATTCAAATTTTTGTTTTCCATATTCTCCTCACAAAAAAAGCAGACAAAAAGCCATCGACTCAGTCAACGCTTCTAATCTGCTTATAAAATATATGAATAAATTATAGTTTTTCATTTTCCTCACCATACCAGTGTTAAAGGGAGAGCGCCAGGTTAGTTCCTGGGGCTCTCCTTTGATTCTTTATAAATCAGTTTCGTCTGTCGTAGCCAACCAATTATCAGATTCAAGAGTGTTGCTTTTTGTTTTAAAGTCTTCAATCTTATCTCCAGTATTCAAAGCAGTAGGAGACAAATCAGTAATTTTATATCCCATCGAAAATGTACTGTGGGTAGAGTCGGTAAATATTTTTACAATCAAAGAAATATCAGAAGATAGATTCCGCGAATCTATAAGAGGATAAACAGAAGTATCTCTCAATATTTCTTCAATAGTGAAATCATCCATTGTATCGCCCAAAGTAACAGTAACAGTTTTTGATTTTACTGAAGTAGAAACTATTTCAGCATTTCCTATTTCTGAAAAATCTGCTCTATCGAATTTAATATCGATTCCAACACTCTGAAGTCGATATATTTTCTGAGCAGAGCCAGAACCAACCTTTAAATAAATTTCAGTACAGTTGGCATATAAAGCTGCTGCATCTGAATCATTGTCCGTCCACAGTGTAGTATATGCTGTTGCTGTTGGGAAAAAAACCTTTATCGTATCAGCTGCCAAACAAGTTTTTACAGTAACCAATTTTGTAGAATTACTATAGCTCCAAGTATCATTTCCTGCAAGAGCATCTTCTACAAGTTCTGTAGCAACTCCAGCTCGAACTCTCACAACCCTCAAAATATAATCTCCAGCAGCATATAAAATCGGGTCAGGAGTACATGTAACTGTCTTATCTCCAGGAGAAGAAACCGTTGCAGTAACATATGAAAAATATTTTCCTACACCAGCAGCTTCAATAATTTTATAATCTTCTCCAACCAAATCCCATGTTCTTTCAACAATAGCATCGGGATTAGCAATATTTATAGAAAATCCACTCACCCTCAATTTAGGGAACCAAATAGTACCTCTGAATGTATTTGCTTCGTCAGTAAGATACGCAGTTATTTCAGAAAAAGAAGATTTCAAATCGTCTAAATCAACAATCGTACTCTCTCCTGAGCCGGGATTGTCCATTCCAGCTAATCGTCTAAAAAAACTTAAATTACCATATTCATACTGGGTAGCTTTATAAGCAAATGAAGGTCTATCTTTCTTAACCGCCATCTTTCCATCTCTACCCATTTCATACAGCTTGGTCTGATTTAATTTCTGGTCGCCAGATACATCCTGTAACCTATCAATCTGTTCAGGAACAGCACTACCATTCCAAGGAAAAATACGCAACTTCGTTGCTTTTGAGTGAATCATCGTTCAGTCCTCCTATGACTAATTAATGATATGTATATTTTTTCTCTTCTTAGAAAAAATATTATCTGTCTTTACAATGCCAAAATTTAACCGTGATTAGCTTTACATGTTCCTTCTATTTTGGCAATTCTTTCTCCATGTATGTCTATCTTATTCTCTATCCTCAACAAAGTATCCTTTTGTTCTTTCTGATTTTTTTCTATATGAGCCATATCATTGAATTTTACTACCAACCAAATAGCAGCATTAAATCCTGCGAGTATAAGAGTCGTTCCACTGAAAATAACCGACCAAAAATCCATATTAACTCCTCCTTATTGATTACGACAATGCAACCAATACTTCTACAGTAATCAAATGTCTATATTTGTCTATCTGAGACAAATTTGAAATTCCTTCAAGTTCTTTTTTGTTCTCAATGACCCTAACAATGTTTACTCTTCCGGCTTTTACTTTGGCAGCTGTGTATACTCCAGAAACTTGACTGACAGTGTATGTATAATAATCTATACCAGATTGAATGTTGGATAATAACCAATCTTTTAAATCTATTCTTTGTCCATCATCAGAAGCAAAAATTCTAAATGCTATAAGGTGTTTTTTCTCAAATATCGAACTTCCCAATTCTAATCTTTTTTGATTAGATTCTCTAATTTCATTAATCAAAATAACAGGAGTAACTCCATCATATACAGCAGCAAATGCTTGTTCTACTCTAATACCAGACCAATGGTCAGTTATAAGTTGTGCTGTAATAAAATCCTGATATGAAGCTTCAACTGACCTGGTTTCTCTATATGTTCCCATATTATACCTTCTTTAATTTTTGAATTTCAGATTCTATAAATCCTTTTATCTCAGTTTCAATAGTATTTACTAAAACAGAAGTTGAAATCGAAATATAATTTAATCCTTCAATTGGCTTAGTGGCTTTGAAAGTAAATTTTTTTCCATCAACATTTCCACCTTTGTCCCAGTTACCCTGTCTAAAAGACTTCGTATCAGGATTTGGAGTTCCCGGAGCAAAAATACCATATGGAACCAAATTACCATGATAAGGAACATATCCTCCAGCATCTAAAACATTCCAATAAGGAGCATTAATATTCATCTCATCTATATTTCCAATTCCGAATATCACAGAACTTGGCATACAATCTAACATATTATATTTGATACTATTTTCGAGAAGATGAGTTCCTAAATCTGGACGCTTTCTTCCAGCTGCAATTAATGTTACCATTTTTAAAACTGCTGCTTCAGACCAACTCTCCATCTTTTTAGTCATATCTATGTAAAACATCCGCATCATGTTCTTCATAAATAATTCTGCGTTCTTTACTCCTCTTCTATCAGTTGTAACTTTTATAGAAAACATATTATGCCCTTGTAGCAACTACAATGATATAATCCCTTTCCGTCCTAATCTGAAAGCCCTTGGATGCTGACTTATAAGTAATATATTCTACTTCGTCGATTAAAATTTTTCTTGCACATTCAAACAATCCTTTATAAATCTTTGGAGCAATTATTTTCTTACTTCCAGTAGGAATACTGCCGTAAAACTCATATGCTAAAGAACCGAATGAAGCATCGGATACTATCGCTTCTACTGGAATAACACTATTTAAAGTTTCTTGTGTATTTTTTTTATATGGGTCTAAAACTACAGCAGTTCCTGTATAAACAAAAATCTTTGTAAGTTCGCCTTGGTCTTTTAAGAATCTAAAGAGGTCTATTTTATTTTTCATGTTTTACTCTTCGCTGGGTGTCCAGGCGTCCGGTGTGGATTCAAAAGGATGATAATCAAACACACCATATCTCGTTCTATAAGTTTCTACTATTCTCTTTATTCTGACTTCTTTTGATTCTTTCTCGGTAAAATTTATAGAAATATCTGGAGTGTGATAATTGGCTATTCCTCCATCAATCAAAATAGAAGCAATCATGGCTATCATTCTTTGCTGTCGAACAGTAGTGGCTATTGCTCCATATAAAATTACATCTCCTGAGCCGATTAAAAAATCTCCATACTTGAATACACTGATGTGGTACAATGACGATTTAATAAATCCTTCAAGTTCATCGTCAGAATACTTCTTATATGCAGAATAACGAAACTCAAGAACATCCCCAACTGCCAATGTTCCAGTTACAGTTACTTTGTTTGTATCAGTGCTAAAAGAATAATTTCCGCTCGTAAATAAAGTTCCATTCTTATAAACTAACAGTGTAGCGGAAGAAATATTTGCTTCAGATAAAGTAAATACTTTACTGGACAGATATTCATGTATTTCTGGTGCACATTTTACCAGATTGTCTTGTATCAAATCACGGACTAAAGGAATTATAGTGGTCATTCTTTATCACCTTCTATAATAAAATTTCTTTTTCTATCTTGTTGCCTACAAAGAAGCACTTCTGCTCCTCGGTCTCCAGCAAATCTAAAACCTATTCCCAATAAAATTTTATAAGCTGCGCTGTTCTTGCGAATTTTTATATACCAATGTCTCCAGCCCTCTTCGTAAAAAAATCCAATCAGCAACTTCCTTAGTGCCTGAGCATCTGCATACAAGAATTTAAGATATTTTCTATCCGATTTATCAGCCAACCCATAAGTAATAACAATTCCTTTGTTTTCATATTTATAACACCGCTCTCCGCGCCTTAATAGTTTTTCATAATATCTGAGGACTTTTATATCCTTTAAAAATAACCTATCTCTATCTTTAGTAATATAAAAAATATTATCATTATCCCTTAAATCAGTAGTCAATACATCATTTATGAAGTTTTGTTTAATCAGTCTTTGTATCATTTTTATCCTTTCATTATATTTTTAATAATTGGGACGGGGGATTTCTCCCCCATCTGTCTTATCTTTAATTAAGTTTTTAAAATATTCTGTCCAATATTCTCAACTTTTAATTTTTGAGCGCAAGATAAACATCTAACCGCTCTTCTCCCAATTTCAATTCCACACTCTACACAATAATATTTTTTCATAGTATTTTTGGGAGGGGAATTGCTTCCCCTCTTTCTATGTTTTCAAACTTTAGTTAGCAACCTCAGATACCCACGAGCTTCCGCGATAGAACCCGGCAAGTCCGTATATATTTCTAACTGCTACTGCTATTGATTCAAATCCAACCACACCTATAGCAGGAAGCCTGGTAGCTCCAACTGGCATAATTGCGGGAGTTTGAATTATAGCTCTATTTATCTGACCATCAATATTTCCACCTAAAATCTGAATAGGAGTCAACTTACGTCTCATAAACACGCCAGGTTTTCCCATTTCAGTATTCAGCGCAACAAGAATAGCTTTATTTGTATTTAAAAGCGGAACCTCTACTAACTGACCTACAGTTCTATCAGCAGTAGCATGACGAAATACAGTACCACTCACACGGATTATCTGAATGTTAAGGCTATCCAGAGCATCTTTCAGTGAATGATATTTATTCTCATCATAATCCCACAGCGCTATATCAGATTCTACTTGCGAACCGACAAGCAATACATAGTTATCGCCATAATCTTTAACCGCGTCCCTCATTTCTAACAAATCAGGATAACGGAATTTAGTCTGCCCGGATTCAAGAAGCTGACGATGGGTAGCGTCGTTGATGATTGCAGCATCATGAACGAGAATAACTTTCTTAATTTCTTCTGCGTTCAAAGACCTATTAATCTGCACATTTTTGTTAGCCATAACATCATATTTCGCTTTCAGCAAATCAGTAAAAGCAACATAAAATTCCTGAGACATATTGTCAACGAACGTCGCCTGTACGGGAGTTGCCGGAGTAACCTGAATAGACTGAACTGCACCGGAAGCATCAATATAAAATACTTTTTTGTCAGTCAGCAAAGCATCAAACGTATACGCATCTTCTCCAGCGTCTACAGTCTGAGGTTCGCAAAGAGCTTCAACCACTTTAGGATAAGGACGGAGCGGGTCAAGAGGTTCGCCGATTATCCGGGCTACAGCAGCATAAATCTGACCTGTAGTCAACATAGCTTTAATTTCTTCAGTAGCTTTAATCATTTCTTCTTTTGTTAATTTTGCCATTTTTAATATCCTCCTATTAGAATATTGGCATTTAGCAGCCTTATCAGTTTGACTGCTTATTTCTTATCTAAACTTTTTCTCTTCTCTTCTAATGTTGATGCAACTACTTTATCCAGAAAAGACTTTGGTTCTGATTCTTGTTCTTCTCCATCTGAATTTTCAGTAGATACAATCATTTTCGAAGGTTTTACTTCTTTAGCTTTAAGTGTTTCTATCTCTTGCTTCGAAGAAGCAAGTTCTTTGTTCAGTTTTTCTACTTCTTTATCTTTTATTGTAGAAGCAGAAACCGCTTGTTCATATTGTTCGCTTGTATACAATCTTTTTCCATCTAAAACCTGAACTGTTACCGACTTCCCAAATTCATTTTCGGTGGTAGAAACTATCTTCCCTTTTGTGGTTTCTACAGCAGAATAATCTTTATCACCTATATTTCTAACCAAAGTTTCAGTATAATCATAAACGGTGGTTAGTGTGCTTTTACTTGTTCCAGCTTTTGCAGCTTCAATTACCTTTTCATTGGTTTCTGTTTTAGCTTCAATAGGTTTATTTTTTTCTATTTCAGCTTTTACCATAGCATCAAGTTGAACCTGCGTATATTTCAACATCTTACTTTCATTGGTACTATTAGATTCCGATTCTTCAACTTCTTCATGACCATCTTTAAAAGTCTTAACTGTTTTACATTCTGCTTTATATTGACTGTCAAGCGCTCCATCTTCTCCAACAGTTTCTATATTTTGACTGATATAATAAGTAACAACCTTAACTGGCTTTTCTTTATCACAAGGGCAATTAATAATATCAGCTTTAATTGGTTCTTCTGTTGGTTTGGTTTCTTTGTTTTCTACAGCCGGAACAGCTGGCGTAGAAGTATTTTTTAAATTCCACGCTATAATTGAAGTTTTAACATCTTCAATCTTAGCACCAATAAATTCCTTCGCAAACTTCATTTCTTCATCAGTTCCTTCTACAAGTTTCAAACTTTCTTCGGTTACTTCATTTACTGTGCTGGCTTCTACTTTAGATAAAAATTCTACAAATTTCATTTTTTCTTTACCCTCCTCACATGTGCACACTGCACATTTTTTACATTTTAAATTATCCATATACTGTTCTGCATATATGATTTCTGGATTCAAATCTTCTACAAAAGTAGCGATATTTAACTTTTTATCTTTGTCTATTTCTGCCTGAGAAGCGAGTAAATTTAAAACTCTGGCTTTTGGACATGCCGGACGTTCCGTAAGTAACAATCCACACCCAGAACAGGTCATTTCTGTTACTTCATAAGTTCCGTCGCCAACACGCACCAATACGTCTTCTCCAGTAGCAGTGTATCGAAATAACTCAAACGAAACAAAAAGCTTTTTGTCTGAGAATAATTTTTTTACTTTTTCAAAATCTTCTTTAAATGCTTCTTTAAACAGACAACCATATACGACCATAAAATTATCTTCAATCTCTCCATCAAGAATAAATCCACAAATATGATGAGCTCCTAAGTGGTCAAAATTTATCTGATTTCCAGCAAAACTTTTCTGACCTCTTTTGGCAACTTCTTTTTTAACGCGAATTTTATTTCTATTTGGAACATCACATTCTGCATAAATAGTCTTAAAAAAAGCAAGACTTCTATTAGGATATTCAATTCCTTTTTTTTCAACCAGAGCAATTAATTTCTTTTCTTCTTTGTCTCCGGCTTCTAAAAAAGTAGTAGAACTTCCTAAAGTATAATCTACCAATGCCTGTCCAAATAATTTATCATAGTCCATAATAAAAGCCTCCAAAATTACTTATTCTTTCTTTTTCTATTGACAACAAACCATGCGGTTCTAAAACTAACAGCTTCTTTATTTTCTTTTCCTGCATTTCTTTTATATGTATCATTAAAAACTCTCATCCACAGTTGTTGTAATTTCTTACTTAGCTTTTTAACCGCCGGAGGCAAATCTATCAACGAATTATATGGCGCGGTTATTATTTCAGAAGCCTCAACATTTCCTTTACCTTCTTGATTTACGTTTAAACCGCAAGATGGACATTTCACACTTCCCATCGAGACTTCTGGTTCTGTTGCATAGTCAAAGGACTCATTACATCTTTCACAACGAACAGATGCTTTCATCTTATTTTTTTCATTGTTTTTTTCTTCCTGCTTTTTTGTTACTGGAACTTTTTTAGATGGAACAGATGTCTTGCTATTTGGAATAACAGTTTCCGATTCCTCTCCCGGACGAGGAAATTGCTGCTGTACCTGAATAAGATGAGGAGCAAATAAATCTTCGTCTCCAGAATCCAATTCCTGCTTTCTTCTTTCCTTTTCAATCTTCGGGTCTAAACCCAATGCTTCTTGATATGTCTTTATAGAAGAAGCTCCATAAGCAAACGACTGTCTTATAGCATCGAGGATTGTTTGAATATTTAATTTTAAAGGAGTGTTGGTTACTAATATTTCATTATTTTTGCTAAAATATTTTTTATGAGAGCCAATATTTTTTTCTATGATTATTTCAACAAGTTCGTGAATAATTGATTTGAAATCTCGAACACCTGCATTAACTCCGGCAATATATGGTTTGGGATTCAAAACTTCTTCTTTTCTACTATCTCCAACTCCCTGAACCACGCTAATGAAACCGAGAGAAGAAATTATTGCCCGTTCGCCAGTTTCTGTCAAATCCCTACTAAAAATATTTCTAATATCAGGAATTATATGTTGCAAATTTGTATCATATGGCGCAGCATACATTGGATTTTCTTTAGCATTGCTTTTATAGTCAGCCAACCAAGTTTTAAATCCAGAAACAAGTGGAGCCAAATCAGTGTCGTCATATGTAACTCCAGCGCGGGATTGTTCATTGTTTCCTTTTGTCAAAAACAATAAATAAGGTAACATCTTTTTTAAAACATCTTCTCCTTTTTCTTTCAATAAATCCAAACCAAGAAAATTTCTCAAAACACCTATCATAACCAAATAAGGCACTGGATATTTAACATGCCAGCGAGAAAATGGTTTTTGAATAATCACTGTATTTTCATCTGTATCTTTTAGAGGAATTTCTTCATTCTTGTCAAGAAAATAAGAAAAATCTCCTAACTTTACAATAGCACTGTCTCCGCTCTTTACATAAACAGAAGCACCATCTACAAAATAAACTGTCTGAGGCAAAAGAATTCCTTCAACTTCTGTCCAATCAGTCGCCTGTAAAATACAAAGAGAAGAACCCTTCCATCTCTCAATAAAATATTCTTTCGATAAAGCGTTTATTCCTGTAGGAACCTTCCCCCTGTGATTCTTATTCAAAGAAGACAGCCATTTATTCAATACCCTATCTAACTCTTGATTCTTTGTCTCGATTTTATAAGTTGGTTCAGATGCAGAATCAATAGAAAAATTAAGGATAACATTTATCAATCCGGTAGTATCACTTGCAAGCATGTTCTTAATCGACTTGCAACGTGCGTGATATGTCGAAGGAACTTTAATATCTCCCCCAAGAGACATATAATTTAAAATTTGAAGCCAACTATTTATGTCGGTAAGTTCTGCCATTTTAAGCTCCGATTGGTACGTTTATTTTATTTGTATAAAATTCTGTCCAATAAGTTCTATTCTTATTTGCTTTTAGATTGCAAATTTTACAAGTATATGTTTTTAAAGTTCTTCCATCCTTATAATTTGGATGATTAACTGGATTTTTTAAAAATACTTTCATAGCACAAGAAGCACAATGTCCAGATGTATTTCTTCTTGATATTTCTCTATAACAGACATTACAAAATTTCTTTATGACCATATGCCGAGAGAAGTCTTTTTTGGCTTGGCTTCTTTTGTTAAAAGTGGCATCTGTTCTGTTAACCACTCTAAAATCGCGAAAACTTGCATACATTGTACTAAATGGTCTTCACCATTACGAGAATCAAACATCACTTTATTCTGACTAACGATTTGCAAATAATCAGAAAACTGTTCATCAAACTTTATAAAATTATCCGGTATAATAAATTGTTTATCAAAAAATAAAGTCCTTAATCTCTGAACTGCAAAAATCAATGTATGTTCTTCTTCTGGAATTGGCTTTCCATTTCCATCTACCGCGAGTTTCTTTGGGTCTTTTTCATCTTTCTTAAATCCAACAACAATGTTTTCATTAAAAGCACACCAAATAACTCTCTTCAAAATTTTATCGTCAATAACCAAATCCAATTTTTCACTAAGCTGCCTATAAATTGGAGCCCCCATAATCGTAGCATCCACGGCAATAAAGTTTGCTCCAACTTTATTAAAAAGCCAAATCATCAATTCGGCGTTTTCTTTGTCGTCCAATTTCCAGGTCGTAATGTTATAAACAAGTTGGTAACGACCATTTACTTTAAAAGTAATTCCTATTTCAGTAGCAGCAGCATTGCCTCCAATATCAGCATGAATATATGTTCTTTCTGCACTTTTATGAGAATCAACAATTAATTCACTCTTAAATCGAGGATAATTTTCTTTCGTAATCTCAAAAGCTTTTATTGCTTTGTCCGTTTGATAATTTGCTCGGACACGCTCCATGTCGAACGCACCCTCAGCACCTTCTACCAATTCTGCTGAGACATTAACTTTATAACAAACCGTATTTGTTCCACCATATTGACGCTCTCTTTCTTCTCTTGTCGCAGCGTTCCAATATGGGCTCGCATATTGTGGCAATCTTAAAATTTGTTTTTGTTTTCGAGCGTCTTTCAAAATTTTTCCTAAAGGAGAGACTTTTGTTACTAACGGAATTCCAACCAAAACTTCAGCACATCCTTTTTCTCCAATAGCATCAATCTTTTTATTAAAAGCTGCTTCTGTCTCTGCCTGAATTTCGTCCGTAAAATTAAAATCTGTGTGATGCCCCCACCAGTTAGTTCCTGGGTCTTTGCCTTTTATTGTCTCGTTTATACCATAGAAAATATTACCATTCTTGGTTTCTATTTTATATTCTGGAGACCCTTTGATTGCTTCTTTATATTGTTTAAAAAAACTATGTGATGTAAAAAAACTTCTTATTACATCCATAACCTTAGACATATGTTTTTCGTCATATGCAGAAAAGGTCATTTCTTTTCCAGAATAATAAACCATCTTTAAAATTATATTTCCAACTAAAGCAATAAATGTCTTGCCTAATTTACGGGCAAGAATAATGTACTTCGTTCCAAGTTTGACTCGACGCTGAAAATTCTCAAAGTCATCCAATCTATCATCATCTTCTAACACACCATCAAGAGCGAGAAATGGTCTTTGATATGGACGAACTTTCAAACACTCTCCAGCCTCATCCCAATCTCGCATTGCTCCTTGGGGATATAAACTTTCGAGCATACATTTTGGATTATAAAAACAAGAAATATAAAACAACTCCTCATCTGTAACGTTCTTTTTTATCATTATAGTTCAGGATTGTGAATTTCTATTTTAAATGATTTCAACATCCATTCCAACAAATCCATTGTGATATTTAAATACCTACACGCTTGCGCGGGAGTAATTATACGATTACTCAAATCAGAAAAAATTTCTTTATTAAAAAGAAATCCTCCGGCAATATACCAGGGATGTTTTACGATTTCGTCTTTCTCTTTATCAATTCTTCTTCTTATAAGAGAAAACTCTAAACAATGAGGGCACTGAAAATCAAAATTTGCCCGATTTTCTGCATCGTTAACATAAGCATGAAATCGCTGCATGATGTTGTTGTGAATCTTTACATAGTCGGCGAGTTCTTTATCTTCCTCTTGCTTGGTCATCCCCAACAATGCTTTGAGTTTTGCAATCTGGTCATTATTACTTCTCAAAGTGTCGAGGGTGTTATTGTGAATTATTGAACTTCCTCCATCAGAAGCTGTTTGATTGTCGTTAAGATATTTTTTTATCCTTAAATTGGTAATTTCTAAATATATCAAATCATAAAGAGTACGCCTATCCGAACTTGACTCTATTTCATACTCGGCAGTATATTGATTATAAATTGTCTTAGCAATATCCAATTCTTCAGGATTAACCTGCGAGGACAATTCTCCTTCAAGTTTTTTTTCTTCTAATTTTTTTATAGCTGCAACTTCCAGTTCCTCCGGCGAAGCATTTTTATACTGCGTCAGATTTTTCATCTTGGAAATTATTTTTTCTATTTCAGGATTCATTTACAATTTCCTTTCTTTCCCAATCAAACTCTACTTCCCAATTACACAAAATTATTGTAAAAAATTTTCCTTTCCTACTTCCTCCCCAACCCAAAGCAATAAAATAATTATGATGTGGAACGAGCCTTGGACGAAAAGTTGTTTTCATAAACACGACCAATGTAAAAAAATAAAATATGAACTATCTATAAAACAAAAAAGCCCAAGACAAAGAAACCTGGTCTCCGAAACTTTAGATTTCGATTTACCAGGTATCAATAGCTTGAGCTTTAGGTATTACTTGCGAGCTGCACCCGAATACTCAGTAACAGCTCATTGCCCGATTCACGGGGTATCTAAAACAAAATGGTATCCGACAATAATTATACGCCGGAATAAATCGACAGCGGGTTCGCGGATTACACGCGATAATCTTTCGTAGAACCGTCGCTGGTTCTCGTATTAGCGCCTATACGCTCCGCCAAATTTAAATAACCTTCTTCGAGCTTTCCGCTTACGCGCGGTAGAAATCAAAAAAGGATAAAATATCGGTCTAACAGTTGACTGAGTTTCGAAGTCTCAGTTGGTCTATTTCTGCCGACCCTAATGGCTACTCAGCTTACCCTCCGTTGCAACGGGATAGACCAGGCTCACCTTTTGCGATTTTAAATAGGCGGTCTCTAACTCTTCCGGGAAAGGAAGATTAGACCGCTTTTGTTTTGATGCAGCAAACCCTTCTCGTCAACTAAAGCAGAGACGCGAGGCGACTCCTTATCAGTCGATAAGAAGAGAAGCGCTTAACATCCTCTCTCAGAATATCCACCCGAAGTCGGTTTGAACCAAGGGTTTCTTTCCACAAACGATGTTTTTTTCCACATAAAAATCTCCCAGGTAAATAAATTTTAAAACAATAAGATTGGGATATTTAGATGACCTCTTGTTTTTTACTTTGACAGCCGGATTTCTCAGGGCTGTTTCGCTTAATATGTGGTTAAGACCACAACCTTTGTCATATATCCCTATACACTGTAAGTATGCCCGAAAATTGCTATTTTTGCAAGTTTATTTTTTTCTATAACATAAGTAATAATAACTACTTATAAAATCAGCATAAAATATATTTAAAATATCCTTTAATTTGTTCCTGCGGAGCCCTGAATTTTAAGAAAAGAAAAAGAAAGAACCAAAGAAAAAGAAAAGAATTATATGTATCTATATGCTGTTTATATATAATATACTACTTCGTAGAACTCAAACCCTAAATAAACAGGGTTCGAGTTCGGCTTATTTATTTATGATTAACAGCAAAAACAAACCATTTATCTTTATTATAACTCATTTATATTCAATTATTTATGCTTGATTTGTCTGACAGAATTAGACCCACCTACCCTCATTTCCAATTTATTTATAGTTAGATTCAAATCTAACATTATCTAAGTAGCTACATTGTAACATGTTGGGTTTAGTTAGATTCATTATCTTGTTTTAATGGTGGAAAAAAGTCAAGTTAGATTCTCAATCTAACCTATTTAACTATTTTATTTTCAACATGTTAGATTTGTTAGATTCTCGATTAATTCATAAATAAATAATTTCGTTAAAGATAATACAATAAATCTATATAAATGCTTTAAATACAATGAGTTGGGTTTAGTTAGATTGTTCGATTTTAATTCATAAATAAATAATTTAATGCCCGAAACACCATTTCATAAATAAATTGGAAATCATTTTATAAATAAACAGATAAATAAATTATCATTTATTTATAAAACCAGGCAAATTTATGTTAGATTCAAATCTAACATTATCTAACTCATTGCGAGACTAATCGGTTAGGTCTTGTTAGATTCTCGATTAATACAGTTAGCCAGTAATTTAAGCTAAAATAACCCAGATACATTATTTATAAGAGCTACAGGCAGCAGGTTTCTCGGTCAGGCTCCCATAAACAAAGAATAAGACGTCCATAATGCTAAAAATAACCCTCCGGGAATATACAGAAAAGAAGGAAGATAAAATATAGATATAAAACAATGCAGGACAGGTGGATGATAGATATTTATTTATAAGATGACGAGCACGAAAAATATATCGTTGGAAAAACACCGTAGTAGTTCCGTGAAAAAACCCGGCGCGCTTGCTAAAAGTTACCTGCCGGGATAGGGTAAGTCTTTGTATTGTATAGGGTTATAAAAAAAAGAGGCTGTCTTCATTTCATAAATAAATAGCAATTTATTAGTATAATGGCAGGTGCGCAAAACGCGCCTTTCTTTTGGAAAGCATAACAAACTTTTTACAAGTTTAACATAAATTAATTATACTCTGCTGTTCTCTTGTTTGTATGTATCCTGTCCGGCTTCCTTTCCCTTCGTTTATCCTTTTTCTTATTGTGTTATTATAGGCAAGAAAAAAGGCGCTGTCCTTGTGTATCTTGGAAGCGCCTTTCCCGGCTGTCTTGTGCTTTTACTTATGAAAGAAGTTTACTTGTACTTTCTCATACTTTCCTAAAATCGAAGTTTCCCCTTCAAACGTGGTTATGCGATGCCCGGATTTTAAAGTCTCTGTCCTTGTGGTTATGCGCTCCACGTTGTGAAAGTTGACAGTTAAAGAGCGGTAAGTGTCTTCTTTGTTAGCATACTCTAAAACGTTGGCTTCTTTTACTTTCCCCTTTCCATAGTCTTTGAGTGTTTTTATAGGTGTTTTCATTGTATCCCCTTTCTTTTGCCTGTTTATAATCCCATTCTCCTGTCAATTAAAGTATAGCATATTTTAAGCTTTTGTCAAGTCAAAACAACAAAAAAGCCGGGAAAGGGGATTCCCGGCTTTTGTCCGCTATGCTGTAAAATAGCGCTCTGTTATACTTCGTTTTCTTTGTATCTTTCAAGGTATGGAGTGACAGCGGAAACGGCTTTCAAGTCCATGCTTTCAAAGGCTTCCAGCGCCTTTCCTATAACACAAGAAGCTTGACAGCGCGCGCTTTGTATAAAACTGGAATTATCCCTTTTGGCTGTCTCTTTGTCAAAGTCCGTAATTGTATCTTTTAATTTATCATACAGCGCTTTTACTTGTACAAAGTCTTTCCCCTCTTCACTGTCAAGCTTTGTTTCAAAGTCAATTCTTTCTTGTACCTTGTCAAGAAAATCCTGTACTGTTGTAAAGTAAAATAATTCAAAAGTCTTGTCTCTTTCCCCGTTTTCCCAAGTATTGAGAATAGTTTTTTTCCCGCTTCCATAATCCGGCTGTTTTTCTGTATACGCATGAAACCCGGCGCGCTGGAGCGCTTTCGTTAAGAAAGACAAGCGCTTGTATTTTGTACACTGTTTCCCGGCTTCGAGCATTTTCTTTAGTCTTTCAATACGTTTATTCATGCTTTCCCCTTTCCTTTCTCTTATTGTGGAAAATCTACTTTTTCAAGATGACTTTCAAGCGCGTTCGGCGCTGTATTAAGCAGCTGGAGACTTTCTTTTTGCAAAACATAGTCAATCAATTGTTTTTTGTCTTCTTCTGTTACTGTCAAGGCTGTCAAGGTTTTTTCACTGTACCGGGAAGCTTCTTTTATAAGTTTTTTTATCCCGGAAAAAACAAGGAAACTTTCTGTTGTGTATCCCAAAGGAAAGAAGCTGTCCGGCGCGCGTTTTGTTTGTGTTATTGGAGTAACAGAAAGATAAAATCCGCGCGCGCTTCTTTGTCCAGATAAATAAGAAAGTCCGCCTTCCGTGTAGTATACTTCGATTTTCAAAAACTTTGTCTCTTCTTCCGGCTGGCTGGCGCTTCTTGTAAGTTGTAACAGCTCAATAACCTTTCCGCGTTTCATGTTTTCCCCTTTCTTTTGTGTTTCAGTTTATCCAGATAAATTTTCCGTAATACGGGAAAAAGTTACCGTCCCGGAAAATCTCAAAACGTAAGCTTTTATCTTTCGCGCTGTACAAAGTCAAAGAAGCCGGATTATACGCATTGCCTAAGTTGTGATACAAAACGGACAGTTTTTTGTAAGTTTTCGGACAGCTTGCAAGAGACTTTTTGACTATTAGAAGCGCTTGTCTTTCTCTTCCGCTTGTCTCTGTTATTGTGACTTTGACTTCTTTGTTTTTATTGACTTTCACGCATAACATGTTATTTTCCCTTTCTTTTAGATAAAAGCTGTCAAGTCTTTTTTGTAGTATACCGCATAGAAGAGGCTTTCCGGCTGCCTTCTTGAAAATAGTTGTTTTAAGAGCTTAAAAAGTTTTATCATAGCATTTTACAAGCTTTGAGCGCGGAAAGCTCTGAAAGCTCTTTTAAGTCAATAAGCTTGAGCTTATACGCGCTTTCTAAGGTCAATTTCCCTTCGATTATAGAGCTTAAAACCGCTTGCTTTTGTAAGTCTTTTGTAAGCATTTTACCCTCTTTTTTTGGTGTATCCTCTTTCCCTTAGTTATAGTATAGCATGAAAGGCGCGCCTTGTCAAGTTTATTTTCTTGTATATTTTAGTATCCTGAAAAAGCTCCACAATTGCAAGCGCTCCAGCTGTACCGGATACACCAATAAACCCAAGTCTTTTAATTTTCTTTAAAGTTTTGGCTGTACTTTGTTTTTTACATAGTTTTAAACTGTCCTTTTGTACGTTATAAATTTTCTTTTTATTGACTTTTACCACGTACAAAAACGGCGCGCCAAAAAAGAAAGTCTCTGTCTTCTTTCTGTCCTTGTAAAAGTACAAGCGCGGAAAGCTTGACAAAGAAGCGCTGTACTCTGTCCAGCTGTTACAGCCAAAAAAAGCCGTTTTGAGCTTGTTTTCTGTTATATTTTCTCTTGAATAATGATATAAAAGCATTATACGCGCCTTTCTTTTATGCTGTCCAGCTTTCCAGAAAATAGAAGTATTTGCTTGAATAAATAGTACAGCCATTATACAAGGAAAGAAGCTTTTTTATAGCTTCTTTAAAAAGCTTTTTTTCGGTTTTATCAAAGCTCAAAGTTTTACGCATTTTTAAAGTCTCAATCTTATTTATACCGGAAAAAATAAAGGCGCTGTCCGTTTGTGTATCAATAAAGAAGAGCGCTTCTTGTTTGTATTGTATCCGTATTTTCTCAAAGTCCGCTTGTGTTAAGATAAAAGAGAAGTTGACTTGTTTTAAATAATCGTAAAAAAGCTGTCCGCTTCCGCTCTTCCAAAGTCCACGTATACTGCTTTTTTTCTCTTTTGTTTGTGGAATAAATACTTTTATCATTTTAAACCTTTCTTTTGTCAATAGAAGTATACAGCATAAAGCGCCTTTTGTCAAGTTTTTTTATTTTCTTGACTATTTTCGGCGCTTGTGTTATACTTAAAATGAAACCATGCTCTTTTGACTTGTGTTTTTTGTAAAGTTACACTTTCGAAAAAACTTTATAAAGTCCTTTCCGAAGTTTCAAAACTTAAAAAAAAACTTTAGAAAGTCTATGTAAAAGTTTTTAAGAAGTTGAGCAGGGGAGAGGCTCTTAAAAGTTTTTAAAGAAGAAAGAAGCTTCTACTATATGGACTTAAAAAATTCGCCAATGGAATTTTGACTTTCTATTATATAAGAACAACAAAATATTTTTGATATTTTCTTGACAAAATAAAATTTTGTGTTATACTTAAAATGAAAGGAGGTTATTATGACAGTAAAAGAGAAGGAAGAATATCTATTTAAAATTGTCAGGAGAGCTTTATCTTGGTGGGGTGTTAAAAAGTTAACAAAAGCGCAAGAGGCTCAATTGGCGGATTTAATAATGCTGGAATTGTTCGATATTAAATAAAGTATCAAACAAAAATGCGCCGGGTATATGGTATGTGCTATGGAAATTATGGAAGTCTCTATATTATAAAAAACAAAGAGAGATTATTTATTCATTGAAGAAAGGTATATCATGACTGAATTTTTAAAATACGGCTCATGGTACAAGGACAGCCACGCGAAGCTCAAGACAAAATACGGCGCTGATATTCAGCTGATTGCCGGGCTGATTGCCTCTTGTTCTCCACAAACTCCGCTTCATAGGAATTTATTGGTTGCTGAAAGTATATATACTGATTTTAAAGCCTCCCCGGAAGCCTTCCTCAAGCTTTTAAAAAACAAAACAAAGTTTTATCGCAAATATGGGCTTTTTAAACCGCATTATAATAACATCAAAAAGGTTGTTTTCTGTCAATATTTTCCGGGGCTTAAACTGTCCGGGAACAAAGTCAATAGTTTTTATCAGAATCTTATAGGCAATTACAATGCAGTTACGATTGACAGTTGGATGTGCCAATATTTTAAAATTGAAAATAACCATATTCCTAAAGCCATATATGAGAAGCTCGCGGAAGTCATAAGAGCGAGCGCTAAAAAGTTGGAATTGTTTCCGGCTGAATTACAAGCTATAATATGGACGAAGACAAGAGCCGAAGCCGGGGAGCTTCCGCTTTCTTTCAGTGATTTATTAAACTAAAAGGAGCGTCTCCTATGTATATCCGCGCCGTTATTGCTCAAGCTGGAGAAAAAATAAAAGCCATAAAGAAAGTAACCGGAAACAAAACCAGGGCAGTTTTACTTTTTCAAGGTAGTAAAATAATTGTAATGACCGCCGACCAGGGCAAAAACATTTTTTGCGATATACAGCGCGCAAATATGTTTATGCGGAGGGTGTAAAAATGAAAATATATCCTATAATCCCCATAGTTGATTATGCTAATACAATTGCCGTAAGCGGAGACGAATCTATTAATAAGTTTTATAATAATATAAGACTTATTAATAAAAAAGATGAATTTAACGGCGTATGTTTCAATTACGCATTGAATAATTATAGTCTTGGGTCTTGTGAAGACAGCATTGATATTTTATTGCAAGATTATATTCCCATTGCTTTTGAAGATATTCAGTCGGGGGATATTGTTAGTTATCACAAGGACGAAGAAAAAGAAGATATTTATACAAAAGGAAGTAATACAGTCCTGGATGAAGACGAAAAAGAGGTGCTGAGAATTACCGCGAATCATTTTGGGGTTGTGGTGGAGACCTCTCCAGAGCTGTACAATGTTAGAATAAAAAGTAAATGGGGCTGGAGCGGTGTATTTGAAGGTAAGATTTTTGAAGTATGTACCTCTTACGGGAGTAAAATTATTTTCTGGCGCAAGCTTGACAAAGTGTAATTTATATGCTATACTTATAATAGAAGGCGTTGATGAATAGTTTAGTCAGCTATTACAAAACCAGAATAAAGCGAGACTATAAACACAAACCTCTGGACTTCTACAAAAGAAAGGTATATCGTGAAAGAGCAAATTTTTACAGCTGAGACCGTACAAGAAAAAATCAAAGAGATAAAAGCCGGGTTGAATTTTCCATATATCGGAATATATGCCAGCGAATTGGGCGGGAAAGAGAATGTTTCAATAATGCTTTCGATTTCTCTGGACAGTCCAGAGACTTGGGCGAATCAGATATTTGAAAACAGCCGTTTTGGAAGTTTTGATATATCAAACAATGGAGCGGTTGAAAACTTTACAGCTTGCGGATTTTCCAAAGTCCGAAAGTTTACCGGGAAGAGTATATCAGATATTATAAACAAACTGAACAAAATCAAAGGAGAATAACATCATGGAGACAAAAAAGAAAGTTATATATAGCGCAGATGATTTTGAGCTATCTTCTTCCGAGCCTGTACACAACACGGTAAGCGTAAAAAAGACAAAGGAAGGGTTTGAGGTACGATATTTATTGAATGATGACTGCCCGGACAGCCCAAGAGAATGGGATAATCTTGGAAAAATGTTGTGCTTCCACAATAGATATACTTTGGGCGATAAACATGAAGGGCTGAATTCAGAAGATAAAAATTCTTGGGAAGAGTGGAAAGAATATTTGACAAAAGAATTACATGCGGTTATTATTCTTCCTCTCTATTTATATGACCATTCCGGGCTGTCCTTAAAGACTTTTAGACATGGACAACATGCTGGATGGGATTGTGGACAGGTCGGCTTCGCATATATCACAAAAGAGCAATTGAAAAAAGAGGGTTTGACAAAGAAAAAAGCCGAAGCAGTCTTGACTGCCGAGATTGAAACGTATGACCAATATATTCAGGGTGATGTTTATTGTTTGGCAAAGGATACATTTGACAAGGACAAAAAACATCTTGACCATGATAAAGTTAGTGGATATTACGGATATGATGAAGCGCTCAAGGCACTTGAAACAGAAATATAATTATTTTTCTTGACAAACAGAGATTTTTATGCTATACTTTAAATAGGAGATTAATATGACTAAAGATAAATTCGGAAGGTTGTGGATAAAACCGAAAGACGAATTATGCCCGGAGTGCGGACAGCCGGACAATTGTGGAGACTGTAACCATAAGAAAATATCAAATGAAGAAGCTAAAGAATTAGGAGCAATTCCCGGATAAATAAAGAGGTATAAAATGAAAAAACCAGTAATGGATTTTAATATGAAAACAAAAGAAGAAGCTCGCCAAAAAGCTATTGAATGGCAAAGTTGGCAGAATGAACAAGCTTTTAGTTTATGTCAAGTAATTGCTTGGGAAAATTATTTTAGAATCATTGGCAAACGGTTTAATTTAATACGAGAGTTTAAAGAAAATTGTATTTTATAGGAGGGAGATATGCAGATTTTTAGACTCACAGAGGAAAATATTGACCAGAGTTTAATGACTAAGATTGAAAGTTTGTCTCCCGGCTGTCAATACGTTGTTTATAGATATGAAACAGGCTTTTATGATGGGAATGGTGAGCTTATAGGAAAAACAAAAGAAGGGAAGTTTTTCTTTCAAGACATCGGGCATTGCTCTTGGTATTCTCCAGAGGATAATATTACAGAGAAAACTTTCAAGGAATGTTTTGATACGTTGGAGGAATTATTAATCAAGACTTCGGAAGGCTGGAAACGAGAGTTTTCTCGTATTATTGAGAAAGTAAAAGAATTAGAGAGTTTGCAAAATTAAGGAGGATATAATGTCACGCGGAAGACCGAAGGGAAGCAAAAACAAGAAAAAAATTGATATAGTTGGAGAAGACCAGCAATTGCTCCCCGCTCCTACTTTGTTTTGTGGTACAACAAAACAATTAAAACAAGAGATACGAGCGCTTAAAAAGCTAAAACTGCAATGCCAGGCAGGAAGCCCGGAGCGTATCAAACTGCATAGGCAGTTACAGAGCTTGAAAAAACAGCTCCAGAGCGCTCCAGTTGCATCTTTACAGGAGCAATCGCAGCTTTCTATGCCTATAGAAAAACCAGTCAGAGAGCGCGAGGAAATTCATTTTGAAGCGCTCTCTGATGGTGTAACAGCTGGCTGTATATATGAAAACTATTGTCAGCGAGAGATTGCCCTGACCGGAATAAATAAAGCTTGTCAGAATCCGCTGCATTGTATAAACAAGCTCGCTGGAAAGTGTAAATTGATAGTCAAAGGAGTATAGGATATGAAAATTATAAATTATGATTATGGTTATATATTTGATTGCTGTATTCATGGCAAAATAATTGTTACTCATGAAAAAAATACAAGATATGAAATATGCGGTTGATGTTCCAAATTCAGACGTTTCAGACCCGAACAATGTATGGTTGGCGGTTGAATATTTTAAAACGCGCAAAGAGGCAGTAAAATTTGCTCAAGAGAAATATGGAGCAGATAAAAATGGAAAAGTTTCTTTAGTAAGTTCGCTATAAAAGAAAGGGTTACCTATGAATATTTTCGAGTTGGCTGGTATGGAGTTGCGCCGGGAAGGTAAAAAAGAATATAGTACCAATGACCTTTTGAAAAAAGCCGTTATCATTCGTAATTGGCTTATTCGTTGCCGTTCCCGGAGACAAGCAGCACAGACAAGGAAAAGACTTGCGCTTGTAAAATAAATATGCTATACTTTATATGTAAGACAATAAAACACAATCTAACAAAGGAGATTTTCATGCGTTAAATTCCCCGACAATAGCGAGCAGAAACCAGAGAACTCTCGCTCGCCTAAAGAAAGTTAACTCTGGATATTAAAGGAAAAGACAGGGCTGCGAAAAACTGCGCCTCAGCATGGCTTCAAGCGCCTAAGACTTGACCAGCCCTGTCAATTTTTAAAAAAGGAACCGTGTATTATGAAAAAAAATTATTATAAACAAAAAGAAAATGAAACCGTTGTTATATCTTGTATTGCAAAAAAAGTAAGAGATAGCGACATTTATTTGGGAAATTTTATCTATCAGGGTACAATTGAACAATACACACAAAGAAAATCCTCAAATCCAGTAACTTGGTTTAATGTATATTTAGGCACAGATAAAAACTATCTTGACATTGAAGCAAATAAATTTGTAGATTCGATACTTCCGCTTATTGGGAAAAAAGTTAAACTATTTTCTTGACAAACAGAGATTTTCATGCTATACTTTAAGTAGAGGCTAAAGAGAAGTCAAACCGAAGTATAGCAAAAGGAGGCAGAAGTGGCTCATAACATTCTTAAAGACAAAATGGTGTGTGTTGGTACAGCCTGGCACGATGTAGGAACGCGAGTTGAGAAAGAAATGACCGCAGCCGAAGCCATAAGGCTGGCAAAGCTGGATTATCAGGTAATAAAAATGCCAATGTCCGCGCAGTCATCCGAAGGAAACATAGAATCGGAATTTTTCGGGACAGTTAACACCGAAAACAAAGCAGTCCTGGGAATAGTAACAGACCGATACCAGATAATGCAGAACGTTGAAGCTTTCGGATTTTTTGACAGTGTAGTAAAGACAGGAGAAGCTTTCTATCATTCAGCCGGGGCGCTTGGCAAGGGTGAACGCATCTGGATTTTGGCAAAGTTGCCTAAGAATATCCTGGTATATAAGGATATAGATACCGTTGAGCAGTATTTGCTCTTGACCAATTCCCACGACGGAAGCTCCGCGCTTATGATGTATTTTACGCCTATTCGCGTAGTATGTCAGAATACGCTGATTTTGTCTCTGGGAAACAAGTCAGAGGGCATTTCTATCAGGCATACTTTGAATATGCAGGACAAAGTAAACGAAGCTCGCCGGGCGCTTGGATTGGCAGTTGATTTTTATGCCAATTTTGAAGAGGTTGCCAAAAAGATGGTTGCCACGCCAATGGATACAGCAAAAGCCGGAAGATATTATGAGGGGCTTTTGAAAATCAACGAAGAAGACAAGACCAGCACCCAGAAGAAAAATACCTACGACGAATTGATACAGCTGTTTCATACCGGAAAAGGCAATGATGTTCCCGGCGTAAAAGATACGGTCTGGGCTGGTTACAACGCGGTAACAGAATATGCAGACTTCCACAAGACTGTTCGCGGTGATAACCGGGTACAATCAATTCTTTTCGGCAGCGGAGCAGAGTTAAAGCGCCGGGCATTTCAGGAAGCTATGGCAATCGCAAAATAGATGGGCGGTGAAGGCTGCGCTATCCAGCAGTCAGAAACAATCCCGGAATATGGTTACTTACCGCAATAGTCCGGGTCTTAAAAAAGCCAGAGAGGGAAGCGCCGAGCGCAACGATATGGATACGGAACGCTTCGGCGCATCCCTCGAATAAAAAAGGAAGGATAAATGAATAATCATAAACAGGTTTTAAATATAGTTTTGGGCGGGCAGGAAGCTCCAGATTTTGATGCTATCGGACGCTTGACTGCGATTGAATATCCGGGAGTATTTTTAAAACTTTTAGATATACAAAAGAAAGCTGCACGTCAAAAAGAGTTGATAGACAAAATGAACTCTGAAGATGCCATGAACAAAGAATTGATTTTGATTATGAATACTCGGTTTGGTTATATACCAGCAATAAAAAGATATAGAGAATTGACTGGACAGAGTTTGAAAGAAGGAAAAGAATATATTGATGCTTTATATCTTAAACATGGAATTTTAAGAAACATGTAACCAGGAGGTTATCGTGGAAAAGAAAGAACAGACTTTAAAACAGCAGATGGAGAATCAGCTCTACAAAATAGAGCTTGACTTGAAGTTATCGTTAGAAAAAGATACAGAGGCATATCAGAGAGCAATGGAATCTATTTTGGCATTTCATTCAGTGTTGAACGCGCTTTTATTAGCGACAGAAACAGTGCCAGGACTCTGTTTCGCAAAAATGTCTGAGCTGAAGAATATGGTGATTGATATTATTGCTCAGAATATGCAGAAGTATCAGTATCGGATAAAATATCGTACCACGAAGGACAATTTATACGATTGTTTTATTTGGGCTGGGAGTTTTTTCGGAGCTTCGGAAAAATTCAAAAAGTTTAGGACAGAGTGTCCAGCTGTAGAAATTGTCAAGATACAATAAGAGAACGAAAATTACGGCTCGCAAAGTGTAAGTGCCAGAGCAATAGCTGTCAGGCAATGGCACACTAACACAAGCTATAAAAAGAAACCTTCAGCGCGACAGCTCTGGAAGGAGTTTCTTGCCTATAAATTTTAAATGGAGGTTGATGTGAGCGCAGCAACGGAAGCCAAGAGAGAAGCATTAATACAGGTGCTTTGGAATATGATAGATAAAGAGTATAATATCTGTCTTTATAATAAGAAGATGAAAGCTCTTGATGCTTTTGTAAGTGCTTGTAAGGTTGCAGACCTTCATTTGCAGCAGCTCATTAAAGCCAGTCCTCAAGATAAAAGTTTTTTTATCTCAACAGGACTGCGCTTAAAATGGCAGCTGGAAGAATCTTTTAAAATTAAAGCAGGAGTATAATATGAGCTTTTGGAATAACATGTTTGATTTTTTAGGGATGGCTTCTATGATGACCGAAGAAAAGGTAGAAGAGAAAGCGCCTTTTTATTTGAAAGAAGTCATGCCTATTAAATTTATTTATAGACCTCAGACTTGGGATGAGTATATCGGACAGGACAACGCAAAGGAGTGCGCAAAGTTAAAAATAAATCAAATTATAAACTATAAGCCAGTGCATATATTATTGTCCGGGAGAGCCGGGGGAGGGAAGACTTCTCTTGTTAATTTAATAGGAAAATATTTACAGTTTGATATTACATATCAGATTGGGGAGACCTTCACACTTGACTCTTTAAGAGAGTTTTTAATTGCTAACGAAAGTGGAAAGCGACCGCGCATGTTGTTTATTGATGAAATTCATGGACTTAAAAAAGCAATAGCAGAATTTATGTATCCCATTCTCGAAGATTTTATCTTGCCTACTAATGGCAAGACTATCAGACCTTTTGTCATGGCAGGGACTACAACGGATAAATACACCATGATTAAAAAATATAAACCTCTGGTAGACCGTATGGCTGCGGATATTCAGCTGGAGGATTATACTTATGCTGATATGGAGCAGATAATCCGACAGTATAACCAGCAGATTTATAAAATAGAAGTCCCGGAAGCTACTTATTTTTTACTGGCTCAGAACGTGAGAAGAACGCCCAGGATTGCCATTTCATTTTTCGATGATTATGTGATGTGTAAAGATATTTTTAAAGTGTTAAAAATTCACCGAATCATCAAAGAAGGATTGACTGATATAGATATAAAAGTGCTGAGGTATCTCGCGGAGACCGGAAAGGCTGCTGGAGAAGAGACCTTAGCAATCGTTGGAGGCGTGGAGCGAGCAAATTATCGGCTGATAGTAGAGCCTTATTTGATTGCTGAAGGATACCTGGCAAAAACTAATAAAGGGAGAATAATTTTAGAAAAAGGAAATAAACTATTGGAGGATTTAAAATGAAAAAATATGAATTGTTAAAGAATGATTTTATTGAAATTTTTGGTAGAAAGTTATATCGTATTAAAGCATTAATATCTTTTGATATTGTTGTAAAAGGAGAACTTGGTGGATATATCGAA